GAGTGGGAAGCATACCGGCAGGCATTAAGGGATATAACGAAACAGGAAGGATTTCCTGATGATGTTACATGGCCAAAGAAACCGGAATAAATAATATTAAATGAGCAACAAATAACAACTCTTGAAATCCTTATGCCTCGATTTATATGCATAAAATTGCATAGTTATTTTCATAATTTCTTATTTTACAAATGTTTTGTAAAGTCAAATAAGAGTAATGCTAGAGTATTAGAGGAAATTATAAATTAGATAATTCAATTTCATAGTATATTAAACAAAAGCTATAATTAAATCTGAGGTTATATTTGAGCAAATTAAAGATAACTAAATCACTAGGCGACTCCTATGTCTATCAATATATGACATGTCCTCAATGCAACTTCTTTCTAGCTACTGAAGAGTTCGACTCTAATGGCGGCTTTGGCCCAAAAGAGAGTTATCAGTATTTTAGACACTGTCCTTTATGTGGATGGAAAGAATGGCAGCTAGTAGAGAAGAGAGAAACGCCCAGAGTTTACTCTAAAAACCCCGAAAAAGAAGATAAAGAAAATGCAATATTTATAGTAAACTCTATAGATAATTTAGAACAAGAGGATATAAACTTTATTAAAGATTACTTAAGTAAGATAGAAAATATCAACCATATTGATATCAAAAAATTTTTACTAAGTTTAACCTTTGATAGAGAATAATATCAAAATATTTAAGAAAAAAGGAAAGATAAAACTAACAAATTAAGTTAGAAATTTACAGGAGGAATATATAATGGCTTTATTAGTACCAGACGTAGGAGAAGTTGAACTTCTTTCTAGAATGCTAAATCTAAATTCACCAGATGATGTAGTACTTCATCTATATACAAATGATAAAACCCCAGCTGAAGGTGACGTACTCGGAGATTATACCGAGTCAACAGCTACAGGATATGCAGCCGAAACATTGACAGGCTCAAGCTGGTCAGTTTCCACTACTAGTGGAACAACAACTGGTGAATATCCACAAGTTACATTTACATACGAGGCGGCAGAGCCGGATATTTATGGTTACTATGTAACTAACAATGCAGAGGACACTCTACTTTGGGCAGAAAGGTTCTCAGACGGGCCTTATGCGATACCGTCCGGAGGCGGCAGCGTCAAGATAACTCCCAAGATAGAATTAGAATAATCCAAAAGTAAAAGAAAAAACTTAGGGATTTTCACGAATAACCCCCAAGATAATTGCATATTTGCTTTTATTAAGGGGGTTTTCTTGTGATTGAATATGATTTTAATAATATAAAAGGCTGGACAGAAGAGCAGATTAAGAATGGTGATTATCACGATTATCATGATACCATTATAAGAAAAGATGGAAGAGGGAATAAAAGACGTTATAAAAAAATACCAGGCGGGCAACAAATATATACATACTGGGTGTGGAACAAATGTTATAGTTATAACCCTAAGGTTGGGGTACAATTACACCATAAAGATGGTAATACGTTAAATGATAATATAGAAAACTTAATAGCTATGTCTAAAAGTGAACATATAAAACACCATGTAAGTTTACTAAAAGGGAAAGATATGGCCGAACGTTATGGTGAAGAAAGAGCTGAGAAATTGAAAAATTTTATATCAGAAAAAACTAAAGAAGGGATGGCAAAAATAGTACATCCTAATCTTGGTAAAGAACTACCTGAAGAAACTAAAAAGAAAATATCTGAGTCTCTAAAAGGAAAATTTTCAGGAGAGAATAATCCCTTCTATGGAGAAGATCATTCAGGGAAGAATAATCCTTTTTATGGGAAACATCATAGAGAAGAATCTAAGCTAAAAATAAGTCAATCAAATAAAGGGAAAGTTGCTTGGAATAAAGGACAAGCTCTATCTGAGGAAGCAAGAAAAAATATGAGCAAAAATCATGCTGATTTTTCTGGTGAGAATAATCCTTTTGCTGGAAGAACCCACTCAGAAGAGACTAGAAAAAAACTAGCTGAAATTAATACTAAGCACAAGATTGGAGATGTTTGGAAAGATGCAAAAGGCGTAATAAAATATAAGGATAAATCTGGAAAGAATAGAAGGTTGCCTATGAAGAAAATAAAACAACCAGATTATATTGATAAAGAGAAGCTAAACAATTTGCTACAGTAACCGATTAAATCGAGGAGGCTAAGTCGTCTGAGCCTCCTTTTTGTGCGCCGAAAGCGATATACTTATTTAAAATAAAAGAGCAGTGTTTAGCACTATTCTCCTCTCTACAACAGTTCATTATAAAGGCTCTTTTTTGTGCGTAAAAAGACAAGATAATAAAAAGTTGAATACAATAAAAAGAGGGCCGGCCTAGATGCCACTGGAATTAAAAAGCTTATTATGCGAGAATGGCCAAAATGGAACTTTTTGGCAATCATTGACCTCTGCTGAGCAGATGCGCTATGCTGATACAAGCAATGAGCAGCAGGGTCTTGTTGGACAGTATTATTATGGTCAAAATTTCGATACTTTACAAAATACAGTTGTTGACTCAGAGATAAGTTTTTACTGGGGCGCTGGTGCTCCCGCTGCCCTTCCTGGAAGAATAGATGACTTTAGCATAAGATGGTCTGGCTATCTTGTTCCAGAAACCAACGAGACTTACACTTTTTATCTCGGCTCAGATGATGGAAGCAGGTTGTATATTGATGGCCAACTGATAATAGACAACTGGCAAAATCAAGCCCACAATGTACAGACTGCAACTTATAGACTACGAGCAGACAGATACTATTCTATAGTAGTAGAATACTATGAGTCAACTGGTGACGCATCTGTAGAGCTGGAGTGGGAAAGCGCTACAATAACTAGGCAGGTAATCTCTGGCTCAAGTTTGAGAACAGGTATAGAGTTTTATGTATATGCTTCAATAAGCGATTGGCAGACAGCAAGAGAAAGAGATCTTGTAGCCCTAGATGAAAAAGAAATATTAGACATAAGAGGACAATGGTCTAGTTCTACCCCACAAATAGACCTAAGCGGATGGACTACAAATATAGAGTCTGGTAATTTTATTAGAATACAGGCGCTTGAAGAATCTAGGCCAGAGGCTATATTTAGTGACCCTGCACTGCCTTCACATTTTAGAATAAAGTCTACTTCCCCAACGGTCCCGGCAATTACAGTATACAACATGTCTATAGAGCTTGTCAATATACAGGCAGAAGCAGAGACACATGTAATACAGGCCTCCCCGGGTCCTAGCTCTGCAAATGTAGTGAGAATACTGTATTGTAAGATAAAGAACTCCGGCAAGACGGGCTCTGGTATAAACGTACAAACATCTACAGGAATAGTCGAAATAGTATCAAGTACAGTAGAAAATTGTACAAATGGTATAGTATCTTCTGCCAACAATTCTGGAACAGTGCATATAGTTGACTCTACTATAACAAATTGTATAACCGGTATAAAAACAAACGATACAGACGTAAGACCTACGTCTTGTGCAGTATTTAACAACGATGATGACTTTGCTGACTCGTTTCCAAACTACTGGCCCAGATATTGCGCTGCTGATGACTGGCCATTCCCAAGTACAAGCTCGGAGATGATCGACATAAGTCCTGTAACGGGAAACACAGAAGTAGAAGATTGGAACTTTGCTTTTGTCGATTTTGCTAATGGTGATTACCGAATAAAAAATGAACTGTCTCTGCTCTATGAAGCAGGAGAGCCAGACCTCGGATACTCTTTTTATGCTCCAAGAGATATACAATATATAGACGTAGGCAACGCACCCCGTCCTCAATCTGACATAGGTGCATTTTCGTATACAGACTGGTGGGACTACAGATATGCAGGAAGAATAAGTATAGAAGTACCAGCTTCAGAAGTCCCAACAGACTTAACAGACTTTCCATTGTACATAGATCTATCTAAAATAAACAGCTTTTCTAAATTCTGGAGAAGAGTGAGCACAGATGGTAGAGACATAAAAGTTGTTAATGCTGAGAGAGAAAGAGTACCACAAGAGCTTGTATTCATTGACACAGATGAGAAAGACGGTGAAATATGGGCTAAAGTAAATCTGTCATCTACAGAGCCAAGCTATTTTTATGTATATTATAATTTCAACTCTTTCTCTAATGAACCAGATTTAGCAGATATAGTACTAGCCGATAACATACATGGACAGCATCAAGTATGGTCTGACTATGTAGCTGTGTGGCATTTACAAGACCTTGAAATAAAAGATTCAACTCAAAACGGTTATGATGGAACAGTAAGAGGCACGCCCTCAGTAGTTACAGACGGCCGCTTCGGACACTCTATTGAGTGGAATGAAACTGGAGCGGGGAATGAAGAGTCGGCAGATGTAGGCAACATCCAAACAGACTCTACTTGGACTGAGCTCACCGTTGAGTCTTGGTTTAGAAAAGACACAACTGGCGACGAAAGGATGATCTGTAAATCGCCATCAACGAACATATATGAACATATTTTTGCATTACACTCTCAAACAGGCTCACAGCGGCTAGCAGCAAGAGTTGGAACAAACCAGAATAATGCTTTTACTCTTTATGGATCGTCTACATTTGCAAACGGTGTTTGGCAATTTGGGTCTTTGGTGTGGTCAGGCTCAGACGATACGCTGCGATTATTTTTAAACGGGCAAGCCGATGGCACAGCTAGCCAGCCTGGCGGATATATAGCGCAATCAAGCCAACAAGTTGAAATAGCTAATGTAAACAATTCTACTGATAACAGATTCTGGGAAGGTGGACTTGATGAAATACGTATAGCAAAGAAAAGGTTTAATAGCTACCAAGAAAGATTAGAAACTCAATATAACAACCAGACTTCAGAAGCCTTTAGCCAACCAGCTCCACAGCCTGACACAAACCCTGTTCTCCCAGAAGAGGAAGACATAGAAGTAGAGGGAGTTTGGAACGCTGTAAGCGCAAACGGCGCAACAACACTCAATGTAGAGATAACTATCCCCGAGCTATCAGGCAAGATGGCTCTTTTAATAGGAATCACAAACGAAGACAACAACACTAGCCAAGCCGCTACAATAACATTAGATGGTGTAAGCCCTACAAAGGCTGGACAGAATAGGCAAGGTACATGGTATTCCAACACCTCAGAAATATGGTACTATCTAAACGATGATTTGCCAACAACGCCTGGTAACTACACAGTTGCAATCACAATGTCAAAGGCTACAATTGGCTTTGGCGTAACAATTGCTCTTTATGATGTAATATTACAAACTGCACCAGTTTACTCTGGCACTTCCGCCGCTACACAAACCACAATAACTACGAATGCACAAATAGTGCTAGATAATGTAGAAGCTAGTGTAGTATTTGAAGTTGCCTCTGCTGGAGATAGTATAACTTCAACTATATCCGAGGGCCAAGAGCAAGTAGCAGAGTTTGAGGTTGGTAGCTCTGGAGCAAGACACGCCGCGTCACTAGGCGTATATTTTGAAGAAGGCACAGAGGCTATAACTAGAACCTATACTGCAAGTGTAAATAGGCTAGCTCAGTCTATATTAGTTTTAAAGTCTGGAGAAGAAAAGCATTACTCTTATAAAAGTATAGCCAAGGTTGTAGTATCTGGCACCCCCGTGATCAGCTCTGTAGATATGGCAACCGAAATAGACCCAACAGCTATATTGATCTCTTCAGATTTTGAGTATTCATCATCTCCTGTCTATTCATATACTACATCTGGCTCAGCACAAGTTTCGGGGTCTTCTCAATTAGACTCGTTAGAAGTGTATGCAACCACTTCAGCAACAGGGATAGTAGTCAGCTATATTTCAGATCCCCTAGTAGACAGAACAATAGAATTCACGAGAGAGTACACAACAACAGCCATAACAGGCGGCCAGGTAGACGAAGCCGACTGGGTTGAAGTTATACCACTTGTGTCAGGTGGAATAACATTAAGCTATGAATCTGATCCTATTAATGATCGCACTATAATATTTGAATACACTTCTACTGGTAAGCTATTTACATTAGGTGGAACATCAGTAGATTATGTGGATTTAATATTTGAAGTACAGATTGCTCCAATAGTATTAAGCTACGAGTCTGACCCTCTAAATGACAGAACGATAATATTTGAGTATACTTCTATAACTGAGCCTTTAACTTTAAATAAAGTTGTACCGGAATTTAACGAAGTAAATCTAATTTTTGAAGCACAATCCATTCCAATAATATTAAGCTATGAATCTGATCCGTTAAATGATCGCACTATAATATTTGAATACACTTCTACTGGTAAGCTATTTACATTAAGTGGAACATCAGTAGATTATGTGGATTTAATATTTGAAGTTCAGACCGTTCCAATAATATTAAGTTATGAATCTGATCCACTTAATGATAGAACTATAGAATTTGAAAGAACAGCAGTAGTAGAGCCACTAATTACAAGTGGTTTGATTTCAGAATTTGATGAAGTAAATTTAATATTTGAAGTTGACACTGAAAAGGCATTTACATTTGGTGGTGGAGATTATTACATAGTATTTGAAAGAACAATGTCAGGTGGTATTACACTAAGCGGATCAGTCCCTGATTTTGATTTTGTTTTAATAATATTTCCTACTATAACTGAGCCATTAGCTTTTAATGGAACAACAGACGAAAATGAAACTCACTTACCAGGAACTGTAGAAAGTGGTCTAATAGTAATAACTAAGATATTTAACGAGTATAATCCAGAATATAGTTACACACCAATCCGTAGAGACTCTCTTATGGTCATGGGCACTACAACTGCAGAGGTTACACCAAATGCTTTATTTATATATGAGCCATCTGGAAGAGCTTTCTTTAAGATAGCTAAAGCAGAAGTTTCATATAGTCAAGAATCTTATTATACAGGCTCTGGTGGTCCTTATTTTAGAAGATCTTATAAGCTAGTTGAATACTCATATTATCCAAAATATGAGTACACCGCTATAACTGGGACTGCTCTTATATTACTAGGTGGGGAGTGGTACGTTGGTATAAAAGCTATAGAGCCCAGTGGTGGTATTATACTAAATGATGCTGGAGATATAACCTCTGATGAAATAAAATGGGATTATAAGTATAAAGCATCTGGTAAAATAATATTAACTAGAAGAGCAAATAAAGCATCTATATCTTATAATTGCTTAACCAAAACTAAAGCTTTAATACTAAGTGGAGATACAAAAGAGCCGATAATAACAAAGGATTATTATTATACAACCAGTGGAGTTATAATTCTAAGGCAAGCAAGTATTCATAGATATATTGCAAGTGGCAAAATTATAACCAGTGGAGCTTTTGAGTATTCTAACACTTATGTATATCAATATACAACCAGTGGCCAGTTAAAATTCACAAGATTAAAAAGTGAGTATACATACTCTATAGTACTTCCGGTAATAAGCAAAGCAATAGTATTAAGTGGCGAGTCTAAAGAAGAATTTGTTTTAGAGTATACTGCAAGTGGTGGTATAAATTTTTACGACCCAGATTCTACTTTCAAGTATAGAAGTTTTGACAGATTAAGATTAATTCTGAGTGGCTCAGCCGAAATATCTGTAAATAGAGAATATATAACTAGTGGAAATATAGTACTTAAAAACTCCGCTCACTACTACTTATTAGAAGAGAATACTCATAAAGCTTCTGGCACAATATATATTGGTGGATCTTTTGAGGTAGAAGCATACGCCGACTTTGATACATATACCGCTCATGGATCAATCCAGACTTCTGGTATTACTCCATTCTCAGTACAGACTTTTGATATCGGCTATACTTACATAAGCACAAGCGGAATTTCTATAAATGGAAATGCACTATACACATTTGAGCCAACTTTTGAATATGTAGCAGTATTCTTCCCAGCTGCAATAACGGTAAGTGGTTCTGCTGAAAGTTTATCAGAAAAACTATATATAGCATCTGGTAGTATCGTAATAAGTGGAGCAGCAGATCTAACTTATAAATATGATATTACTGGTGGTCTTAATATATCTGGAACAGCTACTACGGATATACTACCAGCATTTAGATATAAAACTAGTGGATTTATAAAAATAATTAGAATAAAGACTACTAGTGGTAAAGAAAAATCATATATAGCTATAGTATATAAGCCAATTAGACTTAAGGGAAAATCAAAATATAAAACACATTATATTTATCCTTTATATAATGCTAGTGGATATATAACGGTAAATGGAAATAGTACTTTATATGAGTATACAAGAAAATTCTCATATTCCCCAAGTGGAGCATTAAACGTATCAAGTATTTCAGATTATGAGTATGTAATCGAGAAATTTTATACCTCTGCTGGTCAAGTTAATATAGAAGGGGAAACACAATATTCATATAATAAGATATATGATTTCACAACTAGTGGAGAGTTTTTATTCTCTGGAGATGGAGAATATATTGGTAGAAAAGATGTAGAATATATTGCATCTGGCTCTTTAAATGGTATTGGAAGTTCTGGCGCAAGCCTAAGAACAATAGTAGTAAGAATAGTTAATGGCACTTATAATCCTAAAGAGCCAAAGAGAATTCCAGATGAGCCTTTAGCATCTAGAGTTTTTAAATATGATTTGATGAGGTAATTATGGCAAACATACATGTTGGTCAAACTGCAGTTAGGTTAGAGTTTAACACAGGTTTAGATTTGACCACAGCAGTTGAATTAGAAATAAGATTTGATAAGCCAAACACTATAAGAGGAGCTTTTCCAGGTTACATATTAGATAGAGAAAAGGGCACAGTGTATTATGATGTAGAAAGTGAAGGTGATTTGGATGATACAGGACAATGGCACTTTTGGGTACACATACTTTTCAACGATGGAACAGAACTGGATAGCGATCCTATAACTATATATATTTATGAGCCCGGTAAAAGATATATAAGTAATCCCTACGGGCAAACGAGTATAGATGGAGGAATACTAATGGCAATAGAGGCATTTAGAGTAATTTATAACAATAATCTCTCAAACTTAAATTCGGATGATGTGCAGGCTGCACTAGATGAGGTTAAAAATTTAATAGATACATTGACAGCATCTGATATTGACTATAGCAACGCACAATCCCAATTAGATGCAAATAATGTTAGAGGGGCTCTTGACGAGTTAAAGTCTATAACAGATAATTTAGCTAGCAATCTCGGCTCAGAATTTGAAAACACTATTTATGTGGCAAAAAATGGAGCGGATGAAGCTGATGTTCCATTGGGAACTATGGATAACCCATTTTTGACAGTAGAAGCTGCTATAGACTCAATAGGAGATGCTAGCGAGAGCAAAAAATATATAGTGGTTGTCCAGCCAGGGGTATATGAAGAAGATATAAGTTTTAAACCATGGATAAATATTGTTGGATTGGGTAAGGATGTCACAAAAATTGGATCAAGTGGCGGAATTCATACTGCTTGGTTCTCTGAAGGTGGACAAGTAACTATTAAAGATGTAGATTTACACTCTAATAACTTAGTAGCTACACATCCTGAAAATGCTCCAGGGTCAGCTCATTTAAATTTAAGAAATGTTAATTTAAATGATTTAACAGTCAAATTCTTAGGTGCCGGTGAAGATGGTGTACAGATAAGAAATAATACAATAGTAAGCGGAACAACTGAAATGAGATCCGCTTGGTTAAGAACTTCAGACTCTGAGTTTGGAAATGTAGTACTAAATTCTGATGGTAGTCAGCACGCTCATTCCAATGGCCACGATTGCTTCGCTCATATAAGAAGCTCTATTATTAATAATTTAAACGTAAGTGGAAATACTTTAATAGAATATTATAATAGTAAAACTAATGGAAGTATATTAGTAGATGGAACAGATGCTATAGCTCAAATAGATGCAACATCATTATCATTATTAGAAAGTGATATAAGCACTTCAAATGGTGGCTCTCTCGAAAAGACCACTGGAGCTTATGGTATAAAATACGATAACTCAACTTCTGGATTATCCGCTACCGATGTTCAAGAAGCTATTGATGAATTAAGAACTTTGATATAATTTTTTAGACTATGGATAAAATAACTAGTTGTATAAAAGTAAAAGAATTAAATGATTTTGAGCATAACATATTAAAAGCTCACTCTGAAGGTTTGAGTGGGGATACTAAGCAAGAAAAGTTATCCGAGTTCATAAATAAATACTCTATTGACTTAAGAATATTTTTCTGTGAAAAAATATGTGGATTAAGTCATAAGTGTGAAGTATACAAAAACTTGAAAGATACAACAAAAAGAAATATTTAAAGGTATTCACTAAAGAAAAGTTTGAATATTCGTGTGTGTCTTATAATATATATGGAAGAAATACAAAAGATACAAAGAAAGATCAGAGCTAAAATTAGAAAAGATGCCAAAAAAGAAAAAATTTCTACTAAAGAATATAGAGAAAAATATAGCATAACTTCTAAATGGATAAGGGACAAAGCTGCTGAGAAGATAGGCGAAACCACAGGGAATACAAGTGCTAATAAGCATAAAAATTATTTCAAACCATTTGATGGAGTAAGCAATAAACCTCAATATTCTTCACTTTATTTTGGAAAACCCATCCTTAGAATAGTATATAATAAAATGCATAATTTCGATTTCCTAGTATACTTAGCTCAAAATGGTCATTACTTAACCAAAAGTAAAATATTTAGGAGCGAAAACGGAGAAGCAATTGAACTCAGTTCTTTAGGAGGAACAAATGGCTAAGAGAATTACAGAATATCAAAAGCAAATATTAGAAGCTGTTAATAAAGATCTAGGCAAAGAAATACTATGGTTATATGAAGAAACTAAAAAAGCAAGAGCTCTTTATAAAAATGAAGATGAAATAAAAAGTGAATTTAGAATAAAGAATAAAGAAGCTGAAGAAAGAGGGATATGCCACGCATCAGATGTAGTGAATATGTTAGGATGGTCTGATAATAAACTTTTTAGGGAAAATAGAAATCGATATATAAAAATAACTAATCTTATAGGTACTTCAAATGGTATGGGTGCTGATGAAGTACATGAAATATTCATGGTCACAATTAAGAGATTTTTATTAGAAGATTTTAAGCACCCAATGGATGCAATGATGTCCAAAAAAGAACAAAGAAATGCTAAAAAAAGAAGAAAAGTTGAAAAGAAATATGGAGAGAAAAAAGGGATAAAAGTTTCTAAAACAGATGAAGAGAAGAAGAAACAATCTAGATTAAGAAAACTCAAAAGAAGTGCTAAAGAGGAGAATATATCCCTTGAAGATTATATGAAAAAATATGAATATGGCGAAGACGGTAAAAAAATAAAAAAATAATGGGAAAATTAATGACTGACAAGCCCAAGAAAAAGACACAGGTAGATGCTCTAAAGGACTTGCTTAAAAAGTTAAAATCTTTCCCCGATCATAATTTAGCAAATGAGTTGGCTATTAAAGAAGAGGCAAGAGCGATATCCCAATTTGAAAAAGACTATGATGAATGGCTAAAAGTGTACACTATAAAAAACGAAAAAGCTTATGACAATATAATTAAAGTGAAAGCTAACAAGCATTATAAAATGTATGATACTGAAAATGGTATATCTCTTGTTATTGGGTCTAATCCTATTGGTTATGAGGTTAGTAACGCAGCAAAAGCCGCTGGAACTCCAAGATGGTATTTGCATAGATATGTGTTTAGTATAACTCATAATCTACCATTAATAAGTACTAGCCTAGATATTCATCATATAAATGGAAATCCAAAAGACAATAGGCCGAGAAATTTATTGGCTTTACCAGCACATATTCATAGGCTTTATGAAATAAATTGTCCTGAAAGATTAAATAAAGTTATAGATAAGCTAATAATAGATAGTGGTAAAAGAGCATAATTGTTTCGATAATCAGATATAATATATGTAGGAGGAATCAAATGAAGTCTATTATATCTGATGATATTACTAAAGATCCTAAGCTAACAAAGAAAATGATCTGGTCAACTATTTCCAAAATGGAAAAAGAAGATTTTAAGGATATTTTCAAGCCCTCCTTTTTAGAAAAACAATCTTTAAATGAATACATAAATGGGGATGAAAAGGTTCAAACAGTAAGTAAGCAACTGGCTCCTATGTTTGAATATAGAATCTTAGAGGCATTCTCAAGAATACTAGAAGATGCTAGAGGCTCTGGGTTTGACTTTATCTATAAAGAAACAGGAAAAAAAGTTGAACTAAAAACAAGCCAAGTCAGACAAGGAAAATCATGCTCATTTACAGGCAATAAAATATCAACTAAAAACTGTGATCATCTTCTAATAAACTATACATTAGACTATGACAAAATAATTGAAGAAGACAATACAGGAATAATAAAAGAGCTTTACATAGGGTATATAAAAGATGTAGATGCAAATTGGTGGACGTCAGGTACTTCAAAGTTTAGCAATTTTTCTAAATTAAATGTACCTAAAGATCATATAAATAATGTTACAAGCATAATTGGAAATGCTAAAGTAGGAAGAAAATATATAGTTTTTCACTCCAGTGAAAGAGAAGATTATTAAATAGGAGATAATATTATGGGGTTTTTAACGCCAATTTTATTTAGGAATGATTCAGCTGATATCCTTGAGCAAGAACCAGAACAGGTCGTACAAGCCATTATATCCGCAATGAATAATACAAGAGAAAGAAATAAATCATTTTCAATTCGAAGTACAAGTAAAAGAAAGTGGTATCAACTATGGAAACCTAAAAGATCTTTTGCTGGCACGGTACATGCTAATCCAATTGAGGCGTTAAAAACTAGGCATGCTGAAACTACTTCCCTTTTTTTATTTAGAGGAAATACTTGGACAGACTTAACTGAATATATTTATAATAGAGATGAAACTGATCTTGAATATATTGAGACTTCGGTTAAAATAGCACAAAAACATTTAAATGAGCTAAAAAAGATCGTAAAACTTAAAAAAGAGAAGATAGAAGATTAAGCTAAATTACCAATAAGGAAATAATATGAAAACATTAGAAAAGTTAAAAGAGGAATTAGACGACTGGGCTTTAGACTATATGCCTTGTCCGATTTACCGTATTCCTCGCAGGATAAGAGAGTTTATTTATTCAATAAAGTATGCTTTCCAAAAAATGACTCGCAATCATCACACTTCGGACATGGAGCTATGGAATCTTCACTCACATTTAGCTAAAATTATATATCCAAAGTTTAAAGCCTTTAAAGAAATGAAGAAGCATGGTTATCCTGGTGATTTTGTAGAATATTATGAACATGACTGGAAAAGCAAAGAAGAATATGATAAAGCTTTACAAGAAGGGAAAATCAAAGGCGGCGGCCCTGAAAAATGGGAAGAAGTACAGAATGAGATACTCTTTGCTTTTGAATATTTTCTTCACGATGAAGATGAAAAAAGTATAAAGAATTTTTATAAAAGATGGAGACTTAAGAATCCAAGAGAGGAAATAGAAGAAAATCTAAGTATTTCTTACTGGTATGATTTGCCTGATGGTGGTGGTATGATGACTGGTGAGCCTCTTTCAGAAGAGGAAATGAAAGAGAAGGGTTATATTTTTAGAAAACAAGACAGCATCTATTATAATGTACAATTAGAACATGAATATTCGAAAAGAGCTCAAAAAGGATTTGAGTTATTTGGTAAATATTTTATGAATCTTTGGGATTAAACTATGAATAATAAATTAAAAATATTTTTTCTGGAAGATAACATAAATAGATACGCACCGTTTTTTGAGTGGCTAGAGCAAAAAGCAATAGATCCACATGTTTTGAGTGCTAAATCATATCGTGAAGCTATAGAAATATTTAAAGATAATAAAGAATTTGATGTTATATTTTTAGACCACGATCTTGGTGGCAAAGTATTTATTGACTCTAGAAAAGAAAATACTGGCTACACAGTTGCTAAATATATTTTGAATAATAATATAAAATATGAACAATGTATTATACATTCTCAAAATCCAGCTGGTGCTAACAATATACAAAGCATCTTAAAAGATGCCATAAAACTTCCTTTTCCTATTCTTATAAAATCATAGCTTACAATCAAGATAAAATTATGGAACTAAACGAGCTAACGTGGTATATAGTACCTTATAATAGATTTGATGTAAGAATTTTAGGAGCAGACCCAACTGACACTAAAAAAGAATTGGAAATTGAGGATGGGTGTGAGTTTTATTTATATATAGCGCGTGTTCATTTTATATTACTTGATCTGAGCGATAAATTAAAAAACTCTGGGCCAGAAGAGATAAAATATGTATATTATGAGCCATATTTAGAACCACACAAGTACAAAAAATACTCTTGGGAAGAAATAAAAAAGATATCTATTGATATATTGTTTAATTGGCATGAAAAAAGGAGTTCATATAATGTACGAGAAAATTATAAAACAAAAAGGTAACATACATTTAGTACTTTTTTAATTTTACACTAATAGTCTTTGATAAGATAATTGTGAAATTTATTTTTGCACAAAAAACATGTAAGATAATATGGATTAAACATATTAGGGCTGGGAGAGTCCGATGTTAAGCCTGTGGAGTCTAAAACCTCTGGTTCTACTTCGGTAGAAGTAAGTCTTGTCAATGAAGCAGGAAGATCACCCGTCTTTAGCGGGTGATTAGTTCACATATTTTTCTAATGGACTTATTGTAACAATATATAAATTAATGTAGCATATTTACGTAAGAGGAGAACATAGTGCCTCATCAAAGAGTTGACATAATAAGTGAAGGTCTAACAAAAATCGGTAGAGCTTATTGTAGACATTGTGATATGGACCATTGGGTTGATATAAGAAAATATAATGATTTTATAATTTTAAAGTTTGACGAAATAACTAGAGGAAATTTTCTTTTTGAAAGAATCAAAGATTCTAAACGTTTTTTTAAAATAAAAGAGCTAAGAAAAAATGTGAATGCTGTATATTTAGACTTTGCTCAACTTAAGGAGTTATATAACCTATTAGCAGATTTCAACAGTACAGAAGAGTACGACAAAGAATATTACGACTCGTTGATTTTAAATAACAAGAATGAAAGTATAGTATTGTTTTCTACAAAAGAGATGTTTCTTTCGATTGATGTTATCCGCAATGATAAGATCACTTATGTTTTTAGCGTAGATATAGGATGGAAGCTAGAAGATTATAAAGTAAGAAATTTAATTAAAGATTTAAAAAGATACATAATTAATAATTATAATAATCCATTTTTTAACTATGAAGCTCTATTAGAATTAGAAGAAGAGAAAAAACTCTTATCAGCCATAAAATATTTAATAGATTTAAAATGTGTTGATAATACTAATAGCAGGTTCTATAAAGACAAAATGGTATATAGAATATTAGAATAGAGGAGCTGAAATGCTAAAACATTTATATTATCTTAAGTATATGATCCGTCACAAATTTTGGGTCACTTATTATTGTTTTAGAGACGGACTATTTTTGCGTGGAGTTAAGCATGATTGGTCAAAATTTCTTCCAAGTGAATGGTTCCCTTATGCAAATTATTTCTATGGACCGGAGGGAGAGAAGGTTCGAGCTGCAAGGGAAGAAACAGGTGGCTATTATAAACCATATGATACTGGAGATGAAAAGTTTGATTTCGCTTGGCTATTACACCAAAAGAGAAATGATCACCATTGGCAATGGTGGATTATTCCAAAAGACGATGGTGGATTTAAGACAATGCCGATGAAAGAAAAAGCATGGCGAGAGATGATATGCGATTGGCGTGGAGCTGGTCGAGCACAAGGCTATGGGGATAATACTCCAATTTGGTATAAGCAAAATAAAGAAAATATGATTATACACTCTTTCACCAGACATCAAATTGAACAAAAGCTTGTCAATATATTTGGCTATGACGCTATGAAAGATTCCCTGACAATGTAAAAATGAAGCTAATGATGCTAGGAGAAACAACTGGGAATAAGAGGTCTAACAAAGAATATGATTTTTTAGGAACAAATGCAAGTAGATTCTTATGGATAGAATTAGCAAAATATGATCTTTATAGAGAAGACTTTTACACACATAGTATATTTGGGAACAAGGGCCATAAAAAAAAGTATCTTACAGAGGAAGAGTATAGAGATATTCAAATAAATTTAAGTAAAGAAATAATGATGTTAGAGCCTGAATTAACATTATCAGTTGGAAGGTTAACCACTGAAGAGCTATTACAAAAAAAGCTTGGTGGAGAGTATTATGATATAACTGGAGAAATGTTATATTCCACCAATTATGGTATTTGGTTTGTCCCAACAATTCATCCATCTACTATAGCAAGAAACGAAGAAAATTTACCAATATTACAAAACTCAATAGCTAATTTTTATGACTGTTACAGGGAGCTACTTAATGAGAACTCCTAATGATCTACATAATAAAATGTTTGCTGATTATGAATATCGACACAAAAATATGGATCTAAATGTGAAAGCAATTATAAATCCAATAATATCAGATATTTTTAAATCAGTAGCTACAGTTATGTCGCAAGAGTTAAAAAACGAAAGAGCATATTTAGAGAAGAAAAGTGAAAACATGAGAAGTAATAAAAAGGACAGAGGGAACAAGTGATAGAGAGTGCGAAAGAGTGAAATCAACTCTGTTAGTAAACTATGGTCTTTCCGGTAAAACAATACCTAATATTATCACCGAATATGATACTTTAGAGCAAATGATAGTACTAGTATGTCAATATTATGAAAATAAAATTAAGTAAATATCCGATGATTATATAACCTATGGATAAAGATAAATACCAAAGAGGTTATTATAATGAACTTAAGAGAATTATTGCTACAATTTGCCGGTGAGAATGACATCTCATTAAAAGTAGAAAATATAGTCACAACTAGTACGAATAATATTTATGTACTGGATGAAATTTCAAATGGAGTTAAGGTGGGCCTATTAGACAACAATAGATTAGAAGAAACTAAAAAAGTAATAACCGAAAAACTAGTTGAAAATGGATATAAAGTCCACATTTATAATATTGGAGATAATATACTCGACATAGAGGTGAGGTAAAGGGGTAATAGCATGAAAGTTAATCTAATGGATATAACGAAAAAGGTATTATTTGAAGAGATAGATAAGCCTACTAAGGAAGAAGAAAATAAATGGAAAGAAAGTAATAATAATGGCAGTGACAAATTATATTATGTAATTCGTGGTGAAGACAATGAGATTATAAGATATATTGACACTAAAGTTGTAGAAGATTTTAATAAAGAAAAAGATAAAAATCATCAACCAAAAAAAGTTGCTGAAATGTTATTTGAAAATATAGGTATAGAAGAATCAGGTGACGAAAATGACGAGGTAACAAATGAGGAGATTGAGGATGAAAGGGGAGAGGCCGAAGGAGAAACTGGAGAATCTCAATCTACCAGCGATGAAGAAGAAACTCAAAGTGAGAATGAAGTTCCGGAGCAGAGGAAGGCTTAAGCCATAAATGAGCAAGCTGGAGAAACTATCTCTAAAGATAATACATAAAGGTACTAACTATGAGATAGTTAATCCTAATATAATAAAATTATTATGTGAATATATAAGAGGTAAAACAGAGTTATCAGTTTTGGAACAAGAAGTAGATAAAGAAATTTTTTATCAAAGAATAATAAAATATGATATAGAATTTCCAGAAGATTTTTATCAACAAAATAAAAAAGAAATTGATAAAGATAATTCTAAGAAAGCTATATTTATTAATGCTTTTAATATATTAGATTTTAATAAATTTAAGAGATCTTTAAAAGAAACATATCCTGATAAATTTTATGATCCTAACTTTAGATCAAAAATATTTGAGGAGCAAAATGGTAAATGTGCTATATGCAAAACTAATTTAGATGGTAAACTAGCACATTTACATCATATAAATTATAATAAGCAAGATTGTAATAAATCTAATTTAGTTTTCTTGTGTCCAAGATGCCATGGAAAAACTAATAAAGAAAGGGAGTTTTGGCAGGGAGTTTTACAGGAGTACAAAGTAAACGATGAAATTTTTACAAGCGATACTTGAAACAAGAGAAGAAAAAGAAAACGATGTTATCAAGGCAAAATTTGATAAAGAATTAGGGCTGGGAGAGTCCGAATTTAAGCCTGTGGAGATGAAGACCAATGCTTCTAAGCAATTAGAAGTAAGTCTTGTCAATGAAGCAGGAAGATCTCCCGTCTTTAGCGGGTGATTAGTTCATAGATAACTATCCATATGGCCAAGAAAGCTATACGGATGTTAATAAATATAAAGAGGCAAATAAGATAATTAGTGACTTACAATTATCTTATGCGCGTAATGCAGGTGATCCTCAAAAAGTATTAGATGCAGCAAAAGATCTTTTAGATAAAATGGCTCATGATTACGGGGATTACTATAAAGGAAAGACCAACAAAAAATGGAGAGATGCTATGTTGGCGTTAGACAAATTGAAGGAGATTGGAGGAAAATTATAATGGGAAACCTTAATGAGTTTTTAGAAACTTTAAACGAAGAAGCCGGCGAAGAAAATAAAGAAAAGGGTGAAAAGGCAATAAGTGCTGAAAAAGCAGGTGTTGTTCCATCTTTCTGGAATAAAATACCAGGTAGCGTAAAAGACTTATTTTATTGGTACAGAGAAGCTTTACCTAGTGAAGAGGAAGAGCAACATGGCTTTTATGAATTTTTAGACGATGTAGTAAATTACTTGATGTCTTTCTCAATGATGAGTAGTCTTAACAGAGCTGGGAAATTAATTGCCGACTATGACATGAGGGGCTCTAAAAAAGATGCTAAAGATGCCGAAGAGTCCGAAACCGACGAAGAATAGCGACATATTTAGTTAAATAATATATTAATATATGGAGATAAAATGTCGAAAGGTGTCATAAATGTTAATGAGCAATGTAGCTTTCCTAACGGCTACACTATTACAGATAATAGAATAGAAGATTATTTGCAAAAATTATTGTCGCCGAGTGCATACGTCATTTGGCGACAATATTTGCGTTTTTGGGGTGGAGATAAGTCATCTGCTTATCCAAGTCTAGCAACTATATCCAACAGAACTGGGCTATCAGAAAAAACTATAAGAAGATGTAACAAAGAATTAGTAAAGATCGGGTTTATGACATACATTCCGGGGAATTCTAAAAGAGCAAATCAATATTATTATGTTCCTATTGGTGATCTGATGAAGAGATTCTATGGCACGGAATTACCAGAAACTGATAAAACAAACGCTGATAAGCAAAGTTTTATAAAAGAAAAAGATAGTAAAACTGAAGACAAAATACGAAAGAAGCTTGAGGAATTAAATGATTATGATAAAGCTTCTTCGCTGGAGTTTATAAGAATCTTTAAGGATGCTTATAAAGACAAAATGGGAATAGAATATGGTTTAGAATATTCTGACGTAAACACTCTAACATCTAATATAGATGACGTAAGTAATAATTTTATATTGTATACAGGCTTAGTACATAGAATGTTTAAAACAGATAATAAGTTTATAGTAAATTCCGATTACAGTATGCACTTTTTATTCGTACCAAAAGTAAAGAAAGCCCTAATAGCTGAATATTATCAAACAAATTTTGGAAGATGGTTAGCACAAGCAGATAGAAAATTTGAAAAATTAAAAGAAGAGTTTGACAAAGAAATTAAAGACAAAAAAATAACTGGAGAAGAAGATATAAAAACTTTTGTAGATAAGAATATTGACTTTGGAAGTGGGAATTCGGAAAGAGATAAATTTGTATATGATAATATAATAGAAAAGCTCAGGGACCATTTTTTGAAGTGATTATGTTTTTAGTAAAGCTTAAAAGACTGGCTTTTTATAGCCAATATTGCAAAGATAACTGCACAGGAGGTGGTTATCTTTGTTGCGTTTAAAGCTGGGTAAGGAATACTATTTAGTTCATAAAAATAAAAGAATGCATTCCAATAAATGGGAATTAGGCATCTTTGCAAAAGTAGTTCTCAAAAAGATAACTCCTCAAGATTATGCAAAAGTAGATATATTAGATTTATACTACGAAAAAGAAGAGATAATACCAGCTGATGTTGTACTAGCATTTGGATTTCAACAAAAAGAAATTTTTGAGGATATCTCTTCTATACCAGGTAATCTAAAATATCTGATAATAAATGGAGTATTTAGTAAATGAAATCAGTAACATTCACATTCGGTAGATTTAATCCTCCAACAAAAGGTCATATGAAAGTAGTCGAAAAACTCGAAGAACAAAATACCGATGATTATATGATTTTTCTTAGTCATACTTATAAGCCACCTAAAGACCCTTTGCCATATAATAAAAAAGTAGAGTGGTTTAAGAAGTCTCTAGAGCCAAATAAAAGAGATTATTTAGTAGAAGGTGAATATAGAACTATAATGGATATAGCTATGTATTTGTATAATAAAAAATATGATAAAATTATTATGATTGTTGGGGAAGACAGAGTTAAAGCCTTTGAAAAAATGTTAAAAGATTATAATGGGAAAGAGGCAAAGCACGGTTATTATGAGTTTGAAGACATAGAAGTTAAAATTGCTGGCAAGAGAATAGAAGGATCTAATAGTATTGAAGGTATTTCAGCAACTAAAGCTAAAGATGCCGTAAAGGAAAATAATTTTCAAAAATTTAAAGAACTCATTAGTGATCAATTAACTGAAAAAGAAAAGCTAGAAATGTTTCAAGATGTAAAAAACGAGATGGGGATTAAAGAGTCCTTTACTTTACATGATATAAAAAATGCATTTACCGAATTATTAAGAGGCTAATAATGAATGAAAAAAGAAAAGATATAATTAAAAAAGGGCACTTTAAAAATTATGATGAGTATTATTACTCAGATGAGGGATATAGCACTGGAACCTCTGATAGCGAGGAAGAGGCATCTTCTAGAGCTTCTAATAAAAAAATGGTAGATAGTGTCCAAAAATTTTTATGGAAAAAAGCTAAAGTTGATGATCAAGGCAATTATTCTATACATTCTAAAGATTGGAAAAAATTCATGGACGAGTTAAGAAAAGATATAGAAAAATACGGAGCTAAAAGTAAGGATTGGCCTGAAGACAAATGATAAAATTTGAAGATGTCAAAAAAGGAGATATATTACTACTTCACTCAGATGAGTCTAGTATCCGTTTTTATAAAATTGATGATATTTTAGAGTCTGAAAAAGCTATAGTAACTTTGCTATCAATTGATGCAGCTGTGCCAAAAGGAACTGGAATAGTTAAAGATATATCTATTATTAAAGAATTGTGGGGTGACTCATATACTTTTGACAAAGCAAAATTTGCAACTAAAAAAGATTTAAGAAAAGCTATAATTATTGCATTTAAAGATGATACTGATATATAACAACTAAGAGGATAAGTGGTTTATGGGTAATAAAAAAGAAAACAAGAATAAAAGAGAATCCTACTCACGAGCTGGCGAGGGTGATGACGAAAGAGCTAATGACCAATTAAATAAAGAATGGGAGAAAAAATATTGGTCACACTTTTTCAATGAGATAAATGGAAGGACTAAAAATGACAAAAGTTAAGTATGCTATTGTAGTATCTATGACATCTAGTGCCAAATTCGCATATAAAATATATAAGGTACACTCGCCAGAATATGAAAATAGGTATTCTTTTAAAATAGAAGTTGAGACGATAGAGCCAGTTGTTGGAAGTTTCTTCGCCTTAAAAAAAGGTGAGACTTTTTTAATTGATCCAGACAATTTATTTGACAATAAAAAACAGGCAATAGAATCTACAATTGAAATGATTAAAAGTCTGAGTACCAGTTATCAATCACACTTGATAAATAAGCACGGAAAACTATTTGATTATATATTCGAGAATGCTGATTACCCTATAAAGAATTTTGAAAATGTATATAAAAAATTTATACGAGAGTTAAATAAGAATGAATAAGAAATATGCAGTTGTTAGTGGAAACACAATTAGTGGTGGTTTAGCATACACTATATTTGAAGTTAAAGTAAAAGATGAAGACGAGTGGCTAGTGGGTAAAAAAGTAACTAGCGGATACTTTAGGCTTAAACCTAATTCTATTTTAACTAGAGTTCCTTTTCTGCTAGATTCGAAAAAAGAGGCCGCTGAGCATCTATTAGGTTTAATTTATTTACATTCTTCTGGCGAGAATAAAAAAATAAATTTAAAAGATGTAACTCCAAAAAATTCACTTGATCATATATTTAGAACTGGATTTTCTGGAATAAAAGATTTCCCTGGAATAATAGAAGAAACAATGGAAATATTAAATAATGAAGTTTAAGAAAATTAATATAGAAGATGTAGAAGATTTAAAATTTTATTGGACTCCTCCAAAAAAATTTTATGATAAAAATCCAGCAGATGATTTTTTTGAAAACGAATATACTTTTGTATTATATACTGGATATATGCCTAAAACATCTTATGTAGAAGACAGGGGGATTACAATACGATCAAACTCATTGGAAATTGAGGATAAAATTGGCAATGACTATGAGTCCGATCGTCTGCCTGATGCTTTCGAGACACATTATTTTTTTGAAATTGATCAGAGTAAAGTTCCCGATGAAGTTAAAAGACCTGTATTGTTATTTATATTTAATAGTGATGATCCTTTTAATAAATATTTACAAGAAATACCCGAAGAGTGGTAAAAATATTGGAAGTAACTAATGAAAGTTGATGGACCAAATATTGGAAGATACTTTATAAAGGCAACATACGAAGGAATTAGGATTAAAGATACTATAGTAAAATATTCACCTAAAAGATTAATAGAAATATTAGAAGATCTTGCACGAGATATTTATAAAGAATCTCATATAGTTCTGAATCGTATAAATTTCGTACAGAAAAATAAAATGTTTGTTATTATTTCTGGTACTATGGAGCCAAAACTTAATGATGGGGATGAAGGTGTATATATCAATATGCGATTTTATATAGATGATAATGGCAACATAAATAGCATAACAATAGAAGAAAAAACTTAAAGAGGAAATAGATGAATTTATTAGAGTTAATGAATAAACATGGATTAGTTACCGAGGGCGGTGCCGGAGGGCATATGAAACATCCGTATGAAAGATACCAAACCCCGGAAGAGCTACTTAAATTTTTTAACGATTTCTTATCTGGCAATCTAGGTGGAACCGAAAAAGTAGATGGTTATAATTTATTTGTTGGTTATGATAACAATGGAAATGTAGTAGCTGTAAGAAATAAAAACCATGAACCCATAAAAAATATAACTAAGAAATTTAATTTAACCCATGGAGCTTTTGAAGGATTTAATGCAGGATGGAAAGCAATTAAATCTAAATTTGATCAATTATCTAAAGAAGAAAGAAAAGAGTTTGGATTAATAAGTGAAAATGGTAAGCCTCTAAACTTTATAAATTTAGAAATACTATTTGGATATATTCCTAATGTTGTGCCATATTCTAAAACGAAAAATTTTATAGTCTTTCATAATCTTGCTGGGTCACCAGAAAATAATTGGAATTCGCCAGATATAGAAAATGAAAAGAATATGCTAAAAAGACTAGCTAATGTATTTAGCACAGTATCTGTACATGGACCACGTATAAAATTTACTGGAGAGCCTGGTGAAGTTGATATGGAAAAAGAATTCGTTAATTCTTTTTGGCAATTTAAGGGACCAATAGAAATAAATAAAGAAGATATAAAAAAAGACCTAAAGAATGTAATAGATGAGTGGCAATCCTTTCCAGAAGTGCAAAAATTACGCAATTTTACCAAGAAAAAAGTCCCACCAAAAGACTCAGAAGCTTATAAAGAATACGATGATGAAAGATTTAAATTAATGAAATCTGTTACTAAAAGAATTGGCTCAGAAGTGCTAAAGAATATGGTATCTAAGTTATCCGATACTGGTTATGTAGTAGCAGGCCATCCTGGTATGGAAGGCATAGCATTAGATATCGAAGGGGATCTTATCAAAATAACTGGAGACTTCTTGGACTTCAATAAGCCAGATGAAATTCCAAACGTAGATGCAACAAAGAAAATAAGAGAGTATATACAGAAAGATGTACTTGGCCTTACAGTAACGACTTTGAGTAGTCTAAAGGATAAATCAGTAAAAGGGCTTATTGATTTTGTTTTAAATAGAAGAAAGAAAAAATATTCTTATGATATAGATGAGCCTATAGGTCCTAGAGTAAAAGCTGATATCAGAACCATGATACAAGAGTCTCAACAAGAATTAAAAGGTGCATTAGAAATAATAAGGGATAAGGGACGTGAATATGATGAGAAAAGCCTTTTAATCCAATCTTATTTATTATCTTCTTTTAGCAAAGAACTTGAGAAAGTACAAACTCATGAAGATTTAATAGTAGGATATGGAAAAATATTTTATAACATTAAAAGGTAAAACAATGGATGATAGTATTTTTGAATTTTTTAATTATATTAATGAAGAACTTGAATTAAATGAAATAACAATTATGAAAAGGCCTGATGCTATGTTAGATTTTAGCAGTAATCAGGGAGCAACAAAAAAACTTCTTGTAGCTCTTGAAAGAGAAGGGATGAAGAAAACAGATTATAAACTAAAACAAATAAAAAAATATGAACCAGGAGACGAGACAAGTTTTAGTGAGGTTATTTTTGTAGATATCTCTAGCTCATCTAGAGCAGTAATGCAATTACTTGATAACGACGGTCAGCCGATAGAACCTCCAAAATATTTAATATTAAATGGACAACAGGTAAAGTATCTAAGAGGGCAACAAGTTGGGGCCACGTTACATGAAATAGCATTTGGTATTTTTGCAAAAGATCCATCTATAGAATTAAAAGATATAGATGATATAAGAGTAGCAGCGGTTAATATATTTAGTGATATAAATGCAGAAGATGTAACTATGTTTGATAAAAGTATAATAGATGACTCAAAAATATTAGCGAAAGGTTTTAGAGAAAAATTTGATGACAGAAACCCAAAAGAAGTTATATGGACTGCTAAAGATTCAAAATATGAACCTGCCGACGTAGTTTTAAAATATGAAGACAATACATTATCAAGAATATCCCTAAAACAAAGAAAAGCTCAACTAGCAAGTTTATCCCCAAGTATGGTTACTAGTATTATAAATACATCTCTTAGCGAGGAATTAGAAAACTTTGGCGGTAGAGGTAGTAAGAATAATTTTGTTGATTGGTTATACTCTATAGATAAATATAAGAAAGATCTTAACGAGATGACAGAAAGATGGGCAAAATTAATCTTAGAATTTGAAATTGATAATAAAGAACTAGAAAAAGATTTGAAACAGGTTTCAACGTGGAGTGACTGGAAAGATGTCCTCTCTAATAAGATTTATAAAGATGAAATAAGTATACTATCATCTTCAGTAACGAGAGATAACGCGACCAAAAAAGAATGGATAAAAATCAGAAAAGAGACTATAGTAAAGGTTATAAGAGATAAACTAGAAGAGCATTTAGAAAAAGGCAATGAAGAGTCTGTAAAAAATTTATATATAAAAGTATTTAGAATACAAGATAATCCTTATTTTTATGTTGGAGAAAGTGGAAAGAAAATAATAAGAGTTCCCACAAAAGAGGAGTTTAACGATATAGCTGATAATTTACATTTTGAAATCCAAATAAAAGAAGATGCAGCTGATTTTCAATTTATAGTTAATATAGGGAAAGCTTCTGAGATGAAAACTCTTATGGTGTTTACAATACAATTTAGATGGACCCAAAAACAAATGATTGGTAACTTAAGCGTGGTGGCAAACCAATTAAAGATATTACACCAAGAAGAGGTGGAGAAATTGATTTTTCCCGCTAGTTAAAGAATAATAAAATAGTTTAATTAATAATTTTTAATAAACATCAAGAGGAAGACAATGACCAGTAAAGAATTAGAAGATTCAGGTTTTAAAATGTATGTAGGACTAATTAATCCAGATGAGGGACTTGATGCATCTGGGGAGTTTACAGATGATAGGTTTCAGAGCACAATAACCAGTAAATATGGAAGGCTATATATCCCAACGATATTTAACAACAATGGCGTAATATCAGATAGAGATGAAAAGCAGATAATGAAGAATGCTAGAGAAGTTGCAACAAAAGAAGCTAACACTAAAGGATGGGCAACTGATGCTGTTATTAGAGGAATAGAGAAGAGAAAAAATATGGCCAATGTAAAAGGTGATATTCTAATGGCCCCTATTCCAAAAGAAATGATGTCAAAGATTAAGAGCGGAAATCCAATAGACTCTGCAATATTATTGACAAGAATGGCTACTCATATAATAGAAGGTAGTGAAATTTCAAGAATAAGCCCAGAGGATAAAGAAGATATTATTGAGGATCTTAAATTGTCTAAAGAGAAAATTGAAAGAAGAAAAAAAAGAGCAACTCGTAGGAGTAAAGATTGACTGGAAAAGAGTTAGCCAAAGAGCTCGAAAACGATTTTGAAGAAGTTAGATCCTCATTAGCTTCACGATAACTTAAGATGCATATTTTATTAAAATAAAGTAAGGAGTGTTAATATAGTGGATTTAGAGAGTTTTAGAAACAAACTTATTGTGTTCGAGGGTGCCGATCTTACTGGTAAAACTACAGTTGCTAAGATGATGGTCGATAAGCTAAATGATAATGGAATTCCAGCAGAATTTACTTTCCAGCCAGGAGATCCAAATTATGGAGTGACAGCTCCATTATTTAGATCTTTTTGTAAGGATAAAAGATGGGATTTGCATGCAATAACAAATTTCTTTATATTCTTTGCAGATAAAGTAGAACAGGCTGATAAAGTAATTAGGCCAGCTTTAGAGGTTGGCAAGACAGTTATCTCGGATAGATGGTGGTATTCTACCTATGCATATCAATATCATGGAAAGCAAATACAACGTGATTGGAATATTCCAAAAGAATTAGGTGATTGGCTAAATAATTTATCAGTGTTAAATTATAAGCCAGATATAACGTATTATTTTTCAAAGAAATTATCTGTAAAAAGAGAAGAGGATAAAAACGATCAATTTGAAATATCCGGTGATGATTTTTTCAAAAGAGTTAATGATGCATATGAAGAGCTAGCAGAAAACCTAAATTTTGTAAGAGTAAATCCAAAAAGCTCAGCGGAGGAGACTCTCCAACATATACTCGCGCTTTCTGCTAAATAAGTTTGTATATAAGCAAAGATAATAACAATGAAATTATCTGAAGCTTTAGAAGTTAAAAAAGCAATCTACACTGGCACACGGCCAGATTATAATATACACGACCCACAACCAACTATGTTAATCATTGATAAAGATTATAACGTAGATGGGAATGGTAAGAGTGTGTTAGCATTCAATCTAAATTATTTAGACAATATGCCAGATGGTGAAAAGCAATCACTTATAAGCAAAGTTAATAAAGTAGATAATAAAATACTTGGAATAGGTCCAATAAAAGCTTGGCTAAAATCTATATTTAGTACTGGCGATTATAAAAACTTATCTAAGAAAGAAAAGATAAAAAGGTACAAAGAAATAACAAGAAAATTTCCAGAGTTAAAAAAGATTATTAGAAGATATAAATATACTGGAATACAAGGAGATATAAAATGAATATAATTTATGCTATTCAAGCTTTAATTGAGTTTTTAGGTAACAAGGTAAAGGAGCAACCACCAAAAAGGATATTTGATCCAGAATGTGATCTATATAATGATTTAGAAAAATGCGATATTATGGCAGTAAGAACTTCGGGAACATTCTATTCTGGTATAATTAGCGAATTTACGAAATCACCATATAGCCATACACAACTACACACGGAGAGCGGATATGCTATTTCGGCAGAACCTAATGGAGTTGGATTTGTAGATCCAATAGAAGAGAATAAAAAAGGAAACGAGGTTATAGATATATTTAGACTTAAAGGTGGCTTAACTAGAGATCAAAGAATGAAGATAGAATCTAAAGCGTATAAAAGCATATTAGTCCCATATAATTATATCAACCTATTTAAGTTTCCCTTTTTAACCAGCTCTTCAGCAGTTAAATATTCTGGCAATAAGGCCTTTATATGCTCAGAGCATGTAGCATGGTGTTACCATAATGCAGGATTAGATTTAGTTTCCGATAGGCCAGAAAACATAGAAGCACCAGTGGATATAGCTAAATCGGATGCTCTAGAGTACATAGGAACTTACGTAAAAGGTGTAAAATTAAAAGAAAATTTTTCTAATAAGTTTATGGGAGAAGAAGTCACTTTCTTACAAAAATTAACTAGCAGATTAATAGGATTATTTACTAAGAAAGATGAGTTCTATAGCGGGCTACAAGTAAATAAATCAAAAATGCTAAATGAATAGGTAATATTATAGTCAACTACCCTTCCCTAAAGGGAAGGGCTTGTAAAAGCCTAAGTTGACCAGAAGACTAACAGGAGGTTAGGTTGTTAGTAAACGATATTTTAGATGTAGAAACCCTTGAATGCCGTCCCAGTTCGAGGCTCTTTCGTGGCTCTGTAAGAAGTTCTGAGGTAAAGAACGGTCAACCACAATGTGAAGCTAAAATATCTTTTCGAGGGAAGGTCGGATTCAATTATAACTCCAATATAATTGATACGCATAACTCTAATAAGGAGGACATAACTTGAGAGTATATGTCAAAAATCTAAGGGGTGAGGCTTTAATGCCAACAACCCCACAAAAAGCAAGAACGTTGCTTAAAGCAAAAAAAGCAAAAGTTGTTTCAAGAATACCTTTTGTTATTAAACTTCTTGTGCCTACGGGAGAAACAAAACAAGAAGTAATTGCCGGAATGGATACAGGAAGTAAAGTAATAGGAACAGCTTGTATTTCAAATAATAAAGTTTTGTATCAATCGGAAACTATTATTAGAAATGATATTACAAAAAAGATGGAACGAAGAAAAATGTATCGTAGAAATAGAAGATCAAGAAAATGTAGATATAGAAAGCCAAGATTTCTTAATCGTAAAAATTCTACTAAATTAAATAGACTTGCTCCATCTATTAAAAGTAAAATCGAATCTCATTTAAGAGAAAAGAAGTTTATTGAATCTATCTTACCTATATCTTATTGGAAGGTAGAAACAGCAAGTTTTGATATCCATAAAATATCTAATCCTGATGTTAAAAGATGGGAATACCAAAAAGGGCAACAAAAAGATTTTTATAATGTTAAGGCGTTTGTTTTAAGTCGAGATAGTTATACCTGTCAAAAATGTAAAAGTAAGAAAGGTAAACTTCATGTGCATCATATTATTTTTAGAAGTAAAGGTGGAACAGATACCCCAGATAATCTTATTACCTTGTGTGAGGACTGCCACACTAAATTACATAAAGGTGAGTTTGAAATCAAAGGTATTAAAAGTAAAACAAAACATGCTACAGAAATGGGAATTATTAAATCACAATTAAAAAAGGTGTTTGGGGATTTTGAAGAAACATTTGGGTATGAGACAAAATATAAAAGAGAGCAAATACTACAATTGCCAAAAACACATTATAATGACGCAATTGCTATATGTTATAGTGATGGAGAATTAGCTGAACCAATTAAAACCATATTATACAGAAAGCAAGTTAGTAAAGGCGACTACCAACAGTATAAGGGTAAAAGACCTGAAGTAAAGATACCAACTGGTAAATTATTTGGTTTTAGAAAATTTGATAAAGTAAAAACACCAGAAGGAATTGGTTTTATTAAGGGTAAGCGGAGTAGTGGATGTTTTGTAATTTCAGATATATTTGGGAATGTATTCAAAAAAAGTTATAATGCGAAAAAAGATTTAGAAAGAGTTTCAGCAAGAAAAACTATAATTATGGAGGTAGGCGTTTCCTCCCCCGCCTAAAGGCAGGGGTATCCACGCCGAAAAAGGATGAATGAAGCAGAAGATTTTTTGACATCATTAGGAGTCACATTTAAAGAAGATGATGATAGCAAAAAACTAGAAGAGTATGATATATGGATAGGCCGCAACAAAATTGAAGAGTCGGTTTTAGATCCTATCCATAAAACTCTCGCTAAAGATGTTTGGACTGAAGATCAAAAATTAAAGAAAAAACATAGAGATTATATGCTAAATACCCTTAACACTTGGCTAGAAAAAATGGATATTGATGAAGAGCCAAAAAATGTTGTGATAATAGGATCTATAACTACTTATCAATATTCAAAATATAGTGATATAGATGTGAATGTTGTAATTGATATTTCTGAAGAAAAAAGAAAAGAATTAATTAAATTCTTGCCTAATGAAACTCCATTGCCAGATACTAATCATCCAGTTAATTATTATTTAGCTGCTGATGCTGGCGAAAATGTTAGTAAAAAAACATCTGCTTATGACGTTCTAGAGGACAAGTGGATTAGAAAACCTAAAAGTGAAAAAGTTAGTTATCCTTATAGTTATGTAGTAGAAATAGCTAAATTTTTTATGGATGGAATAGATGATAGAATATCCGAGTATGAAAGAGATAAAAAAGAATTAGACATGTATAAAGAATATAGAGATAACGAGAATATATCCATATCAGATGAAGAGGCTCAAAAGGCAATAGAACAAAAAAGCATAGAAATAAAAGCTGATTTGGATGCACTTCATGTAGCAAAGAAGCTAGTTAAGTCTTTTAGAAAAGAAGCATTTGAAAATGATTTTGAGCCAGACTTTTTAATAGATATAAAAACTAAGAACAGAGACTTCTCAATAAATAATTTAGTTTACAAAGCAATAGAAAGATTTGGTTATTTAGACAAATTAGATAAGTATGATAAAGAAAGAGAGAAGTTTACTCAGTAAGAAGAGGCAATTAAATGACTTTAAATGAAGTATTTAGACAAATATATGAGCAGGGATTAGAAAATAAAGATTTAATGAAGTATAATGAAGAAGACATTCAAGACGCTATAACTTCAGATAATCCTTATAGCCAGTTAAAAAAGGTTTTTCCCAGAGATTTTTTACCAAAAGTATATAGATGGCTTAAAGAAAAATTAAAAAACGTGAAATTAAATAAAGAAGAAATTAATATAGAAGGAGGCGAATTTCGAGCTAAACTTGATAAGTATTTGCAGAAAGACAAAGGTGAAGATGCACATGAAGATATGGCAGAAATGTTAGTTAGAGAACTAATGAGATCCATAGAAAAGTGGAATGATTACGAAACTAAACCAAAAGATTTACCAAACGTTGGTTTAAAATAAAAGGGGGAATATATGCCTAAGAAAAATAATGAAAATAGTGGAAATAAAGAGTTGGAAAATATGAATAAGGATTATCAAAAATCAACTGGTATGAAAGTTATTCAACAAGGCCAACCACCACAAGGCCAAACTAATTTTGCTATAAATGACAAAAACAACAAAAAATAGAGGAGCTTAATGGACCCAATAACTACAACTAGTAATAGCACTGCTATTTCGCAACTAATAATACAGTTAGTATCAACTGTTGGAGTTGGGAATTTTGTCGTTATAATGTTTGTAATGATGCTAGTTGCTAATGCGCCGACGATAATAGATAATATTGCCTCTTTTTTTAAAGGTAAAAAATATAATAAAAATATCACTGATTTGTTAGAAAAATCTACTAGAGTAGAGCAATACCTAGAAAGCCTAAAATCAGAGCAAGAGGGTAGTAAAAAAAACATAAATATTATTATAAATGAGGTTAAAGCTTTAGTTTCTATTATAGATGTAATGCACTCTTCTTTAGAAAAAGAAAACAACGAAAGAAGAGAAGAGAATATACTAATAACAAATAGCTTAGAAAGATTATCTAGTGCACTAGAGGCTATAGAGAGAACTATGAGAAATGTAATTAGTGAAAATGATTCAGCTGAGTTAATATCACTAATATTGGGAATTAAAATAAACTTAAGAGAGTCTATATTAAAAAATGTTATAGAGCCTATGATAGATATAATAGAAGAAAATGGAATAGAAAAAAAAGATTTAGAGAAAGATTTAAAAAATGACTTATACAGTGAATGGTCCGATTTTATAACTGAGATCAATTTGTTTAATATGCCTGTTAATATGAGTTCATTTTTAAACGCAAAAGAAAAAGTACTATGGACTGATGGAGGCTTATTTGATGATGTTGTCAAATTAGCCCTGACAGATAGAAATAAATTATCAAAAGCCAGAAAGAAAACCACTATTGTGAAAAGACTTAATATTGGATTAAGACAATTACACACAGAGATGAACAATATTTTACATCAAGAAAGAAATAACAGCCAATATTAATATAATTTTCGGGAGCGAAAAATGGATAGAGAAAATATGAAAGTTACTGATTATGGCATAAAGGATGAGCTAGCCGAAGAGGCTGAGAGAATACATAATCACATTATGTTTAGATTAAATAAATTATCTAAGTCTATAGACAAAATAGACGCAAATATCAAAGAATATGAAGTTAAAAAAATAAAAGTAGTTCATTAATAGCATAATTAAAATAAATAATTACATAGGAGAATAATATGAATTTAACTAAACCAGAAAGAATGTTAGTGTCCCAAATAGTAAATGTAAAACTTGACAACGCAACATTGAAAGATCATATAATGTTAGAAGGTGTATATAAAGTAGTTAGGCCCGAGGATATTCGACTTCCAGTGCCTCCTGATTTTGTATCAGAGGAAGATAAGGAAATATTTGACAAATATGATGGAATGAAGATAGACTCAATAGGAAATGAAGATCATAAGATTAAAATACAAGAGGCTTTTAAAAAGTCAAGAGAAGAGCAAAATAAATTTTGGGCTAACTCTGGAGAAGATGGGGTAGAGATAAATTTTTCTGATGAACAGAAAAAAGTTATTTTAGATTTCTTTGAGCAGGACAAGAGGGTGTGGCCCAGAGAGTATCATAAGGCCATTTTGGACTTACATAATAAACTTTCTGGAAAGAGCGAATAATTAAAGGTAAATCATAGCTATGTAAAGTAAATGTAAATAATTTTGAGGTCGGTGTCGCTTGCTATGCTCGCTTTATTAAAACTTTGCCGGAGTATTACTCCGGCATTTCTGTGTAAATCTTAAAGATAACTATATAAATTACTAGGAGGTAGACTATGTCTAGTAAAAAGAGAGATGTCCCAGGAATTGATACCGATGACATAGAGAAAATAATAAACAGCAATAAAAGTCAATTATATAATTTTACTAAAATGGCTATAGTTGCTATAGCTATAATAGTGCTTATAATAGGGATACTTGGCTCCATGCATTGGGGAATATTTAGTGAATTTGTAATGTCTGATTTTGTCTCGTTCATTGATGCATATAAGGGTATGTTTATAACCCTTACTGGATCAATAGGTATAGGTGGAGCTGTTAAAAACTTTACCAAGAAGAAAGAGGATGATGGCAAGAACGTAGCTACAGGAGGCGAATAATGCCTACTTGGAGAGATTTATATGATAAAGATTATGATATAGAAGCTGACTACCAAGACGAAGTGTTCTTTGAAGGTATTGCATACCCAGACAAAGAGAGAAAAAATAGCAAGGGAATAATCGATGGAAATTTTATTGCCCCAGATAAAAAAGATAAAAGTGAATTAACGTTATCTGAAAATATTAGAGCTGAGTATAAGAATTCGCAATATGTAGCTAGTGGCGTAGAAAAAGCAAATAAGGACATAAAAGAACTTAATTTTAAAAGTTCTACAGGCAAAAATAATGATAATATGTTATTTGAGTCTAAAAAGTTTAATAAAAGGAATAATGAAATATGAACACAATATTAGTAGTAGTTGGTGCAATTTTAACATCACTAGCGTTAGGGGGATTTGCTTCTTGGTTTTATTTTATAAAATATAAGAAAAACAAAAAAGAAGAGGAAGCTAAAGATTCTGTAAAGGACAGCGAAGATGAGGACAAAGACAGAGAAGATGTCAAAAATAATATCAAAGATCAAATAAAAAAGAATAAAGACATAAGAGATAAAATCAAGGATTTAATAGGTTAGTATCATGAAAAAAATATTTATAATTTTTATAATGTTACTCATTTCAACATATATATCTTTTTCAGATGAAACTCTAGATGAGTGTATCAAATCTCTAGATGAGTCTACTGAATTATTAGAGTCTGCTTTTAACAGAATAGAAGAATTAGAAAAAGAAAATAAATCATTAAAAGAAAAGTTAGATCAAGACTCTGAAAAAGAAATTAAAGAATTAAAGAATAAAATAGAAAAGTTAAAAAGGGAGAAAGAGGATATTGAAGTTTCTTTGACACAAGCAAGTAAAGCGCTTGAAGAAAGCAATTTAGTCTTAGACAGAGCTTATGGTAGAATTTCAAAAGACCAGAAAGAAATAGAAAGACTAAGGGATAATATACATGAATTAATTAACGCCGGAGTAGAAGTTAAAACTCATAATTGGAGTATGTCTATATTAGCGGGGTACCCATATGAAGTTGGCTTTAACATAAATTATAATTTACATTGGATGCCCAATTTAGGAATTATAGTTGGCGGTGGTTATGATATAGAACATAACATGCCCAAAGTTAATGCGGGCTTAAGGATAAATTTTGATTAATAAAGAGGTTGATAATGTTAGATAAAAAATTAAATAAAGCTCTAGAAGAAGTTCTAGAAGAACCATTAGATGAAATGGCAGCAACGACGATTACTTTTGATGCTGGCCCTACAGATAGAGCACATCAAAAACACGATAGGAAAAGCCCTGCATATAGTGATATGCCGACATCAGATGAACAACTCGAGCCAGCAGATAAAGTGATGGTTGCATTAAAGCATCATCTAATAAATGGTGATTATGAAAAAGCAAGAGAGCTTGCTAAAAATAAAGATTTATTTTCCCAACATCATATGAACCAATTAATAAATTGGGTAAGAAATTTCGAAAAATATACTAACATGACTGACTTAAGTAAAAACTACTATAACTATGATGACAAGGGTAAAATGGATAATGTAGAACAGCTAAAGAGTAAAAAGGTTAAAGAAGAAAGACTAGATAGATTTATGAAAGATGTTGAAAAAGTTTTAGCTAAAAAGCTAGCACCAAAATAATAAGTAATAGGAGTTAATATGTCAAAAGAAGAGAATATCCCCGATCCTTTTAATGTAATTTTTTCGCCTGCATTATATTATCAGATAAAATATAATCATGTGACTAAAATAAGGGATGAAGACATCCCAACCGAAGAATTAAAAGAATTTGAAAGATTCAAGAGTCTGTTTAAAGATTTTCTTAATAAAGTCAATAAACAGGAAAAAACAGCAGCTTCTACTCTTTCTATGTTAATGACAATGTGGGGTTATAGTAGAAAATATTGTGGTATGTGTGGAATTCCAATAATAGGAAAGCCAGATTATGTAGGGAATAGAATAGTATGCAAAGGTTGTTATGAATCATATAAAATAACAGAAGAGCTATATAAAAGAGAAGAAACTAGAGAAAATAAATTTCCCAACCAGAATAAGAAAAACAATAAAACTAAAAATAACAACAAAAATGAAGAAGGTTATTGTGAAGAAACCGAGGAATAGGCCTCATAGATTTATATATCTAGGCCATAATCTCACATAGTTGTAGCAAATTCGCATATTTAATATTATTAAAATTTACAGGAGGTATAATGCGTATATGAAAAATAAAGCAGTACCTTTATCTGACGCTATAAATAAATATTTATATGAGCAAGAAGATGCTCCAGCTGAAGATGAAGAATCAGATGAGAACATTCCCAAAGAAAGCAATAAAACAAGTAAAGAAAAAGAAATAAAAGACCAGGAAATTAGCAGTATAGAAAAATCAGACTTAGAGGATGATGAAGAATTTGAAGAAGGTGATGTAGCGGTATCAGTAAAACTAAATAATAATACAAAAACAGCCGGTGAAATTAAATTAATACCCTTTAGCCGATTGAGCACAATGACTAAAATAGAAGATCTAATATCTTTATTTAATATAGAACCTGAAAAAATTAGTGGAGCATTTGAAGACCAATTAGCTATTTCTCTGCAATCGCCAGCCTCTGGTTTTGAGAGTGAAAAGTATATTATAAGATTGATGGATGGACTTGGGGAAATAGTGATTGATAGAGATAATTTTCATAAGACTATAAGTAAACAAGGCTCTGGAGTTTCTAATTTAGGACAAGCTACACAGAAGGAACTAGGTGGCGATGAAGAAGAGGAGCAACAAGTAGATCTTTCCTATCTAGAGATATTAAATTATGAATTTAAGAGATTTATAAAAGATGAGTTCTTCGCAAGACTCCTCCAAAGAGCCTAAGCCAAAAGTTCCGTCTAATTATTATTTTATAGAAGATGAAGTTGCTCCTCAAATTCTTAAGTGGCAAAAATATTATGAAAGACAAGTTGAACTTGAAAGATACATAAGTGGGAAAGATGAGTTTGGAGAACAGGTTCATTTAAACGAAAATCAACTAGAATCATTAAAAGATGAGTTAGAAAAAAATATAAAAGAAGCTTCTCCCACCCTACAAGAAATAATGGTGCAAACAAATAAAGTTATAAAAGGTGTCATATTTAAGGCCGGTTTTCATAAACGGGAAAAGTATGATACGTGTATGCAAATAGCAACAGAAGCTTGTTTAAAAGCTCTTAGAAGATTTAATCCTGAACAGGGAACGGCTTTTAATTATTTAAGCTTAACTGCAAAAAACTCTGTTAGATATCATTTAATAAAGAAAAGAAAAAAACAATTCTTATCATTAGACTATGAATATATGGATGATGATAACCTAAAGTTAAAAAACCTAGTTAGAGAAGAAGAAAAGACTTTAAATAATTTAGAAATTGATAATTTATTTGATACTATAATGACTATAATAGAAGAGGAAAATGAACAGAAGGGGATGGTCTCAGTTGCTAGGGAATTAAAAGAATACTTATTCTACAGTCAAGGAAAATACGATAAAAAAGATTTTTTTAAATGGGCAAAGTCTGATGGAATTAGCTCTAACCTACTTAGAAAATTTATTAAATTTTTAAAAGAACACAAGGATAGATTATACACAGAAGTGAGTGTTTTTTAACAAGATAATTAAAACGTTCACATAAGAGGGAAACTAATGAGATTAGATGAGATATTTGAATTAACTGAAGTAAAAGGATCTGGCTCTTTTGACTATAAATATTGGTTTTGGGCAAAAAAGGGTCCAACATATGGGCTTGGTTATGCAAGACAAGATATAAAAGTGGATATTCAAGATAAGGGTAAACAAGCAGCAGATGCGATTGACAATATATCTAATGTGCTAGATACCTTGGATAAAAATGATTTAGATAATTTAGAAGTCGTTGAGACTAAAGTTAAAGCTAATACTAAAAGGATAAAAGGTATAGTTGATTTATTTAGATCTCCTATAGTAATTCATTGGCTTAATAATGATCCACCAAAAGTTGTTGAAATTCCAAAAACAAAAGATGGTGATGTAACTGTTAGCGGAAAACAACTAGATGTAGTTGAGCTATTTGATGATGCTAAAACTAGTGAATTTTTGAAGACTGTTATGGATTGGTCTAAAGTAAAAATAAATGACGAAGTGGATACTCTCAACACAGTTACTGCTAAATTTATTAGAGATCTATTTACCAAAGAAGCCAAACAGTCAGAGTTGAGAAAAATAGCAAGAACTGCTGGTTTAGAAGAAGTTATGACTGATTTACATTTTACTAATTATAATATAGAAGTAAAATCCTTTAACGACTCAGATTATGACCTACTTCCACAAGAACTTTTAGGCTCTAAGAAAATAGTTAGTAAACTAAAAGAAATTATTGATAATAAATTTGCCGAGGTACTTAAAATAGCAAGAAAAAGAATATAATATTTACTTTGGAGAATAATATGGAAGAAAAGAAAGAGTTTGGTTATACAGCTAAATTACCAAGAGAAGAGGGTAAGAGAAAAAAAATAATAAGTTCTTCTAAACCAAAAAGAGAGAGTCGTAAAACTAACTTAAAGCCAGTAGATTCTCATGAAAAGAAGTTGCTAGAGAGAACACTAAAGAATGTAAAGTTACCGAGTTCTGCATGGATGGAAATTAAAAGAGATTTTAGACTGGGAGAAGGAAAAGATACTATATGCAGAAAATATGGTATTAAAAGAAGCTATTATAAACATTTGAAAAAAATAGTTATGAATTTATAACAATAGAGGCCCGTTAATGAAAATTGAAGGTAGATGTGAAGACATTACACAAGAAGCTTTTATAAAAACTAAATATCAAATAATAAATACTAAAATGGGTGATGATTTAGATAGTACTTTATGTTTAGTTAAAGTAGAAGAACCAGGGTTTTTAACAGAAAATGGCTATAATTCAAATAGACCAGAGAATTATATTAAAAGTCTAGGAACTATAGAAATTATAACTGCTTCCAAATTAAAATTTATATAAGAGGTTATTATGAATACTAAATTATCAGTAAAATTAAAATCTGATACAAATTTTGTACCAATAAAATATGATGTTGTAGAAATGTCAGTAGGCACAGCCACTAGTGATACTTACTGTGTACTTATCGTAAATAGCGTGGGATGGGACACAGAAGAAAATTATGAGCTATGGACAGATAGAAGAGATGCTACAGGAATGGTTGGCAAACTAGGCGATCTATCTATAGAGTCGTTATCAGATATAGAAGTATACAACGTTAGGACTCCTAGTAGGGATATGTAAATATGAGTGAAGACAACGAGCTACTAGCACCAAAAGATGCTAAAAGAAATCCAATGGTTACACAGAACGAACTAACAGAGTTAGATACTATAGCTCAAGATGTTGTCAGATATTCCGAAGATGATAGAAGAAAATCAGATGAGTTATTTAAATACTATCAAACACTAATTGATAAAGGTGATGGCAAAGGAGAAACAAGAGAGTCTCTGGCTAAAGCTTTAGAACTGAGAGAAAACTCGGTAAATAACTTAGTAGAAATTCTAAAACTGAAGACTAGAATAGTAGAGAAAAAGATACAAGCTGAAATGAGAAATACAGACGATAGAGACAACAGGGGTATCAACGGCACCGATACTAGCGATATAATTAGTAGTATCGATGAGGAGGAACGTTACGGTGAGTAAATTAAATGAAGTATTAGAGATACTAGATAATGAACTATATGAGCAAGACGAAAAGACCTTAGAAGCTCCAAATATAGATAGGGGTATTGCTGTAGAAATTGAACAAGATCAACAAACTGCTCAAAAGATTTTACATTATTTTATCATACAAAATGGAAAAGCTAAATTTATAAAATCTCAATCTGCTGATAAAAATGCTCCAGAAGTATTTACTAACTTTGCAGGTAAGTATGAAAGTCTATTTTATACTGCTCTAGAAGCAATATCTAGAAGTGGACAAAATAAAAGGTTTAGTCCCTATAATGTAAATGAATTAGATATAGTTGGCTATTGGAGTAATGGAGATTATAAAATAATAGCTACTGGAGATGCTGGCCAATTGCAATTAGAGTTTGACAGCAGGCAAAAGAAGTGGAAAAGCAGGAGTTAAATTATGGATAACAGAGAATTAGAAGAACTCAAATGGAGTCAATATAAAAATAGACCATCAGTTAAATTTGAAGAAGAAGATGATATTTTAAAAGAATCTCTGGATATATTAGAGAAAATGGAAAATAGATTTTCTAGAGGCACTGATGTCATCAACTGGGAAGAGAAAGCTGAGTTAGATAAAGCTACTCAAAGAAACCCTGGGATTTCAGTTACTGATGGCGGTGAAGAGTTAACAGAAAATAAGCCTGAGTATGGTGAAGAGACCAATGAGAATATAAAAAGTAAAACAAATAATTCTGCTGAGCAGGAATTAATGAATGATCTAGCTGGAATCATGGGGCAACTGGAGGGCTATGATGATAAGCAATAAAGAAGATTTAATTAGAATATATGAAGTCTATGGAATTGCTAGACATGAATATGATGATTATGATAGAGCTTTAAATATGGCTCGTAAACATGATAGTAAAGTTTTAGATCTACAGAGAAAAATAGAAAGGGAAGAGCAAATGGCACAGAGAGATCAACAAGCAGGTAATGAAGACTCTGCGGCCAGAAGACAACAAAATATAGCACGTCTTAAAACTCAGCAAGAAAGAGCTAGGAGACAAAAGGATAGTGCTCAAAATAAGGCTGAAAAAATAGATAATCCAAAATAATATGTCTAATGAAAAAGAAGATAAAAACTATGAATACACACAAAGAAAGCTCAAAGAAAAGTTAGAATTATATAACATTAAAGAAAAGCTTGAAAAAGTTCCAACTTCAAATAGTTATACAAAAGTAATTTACAATGACGGCAAAAAAGACGTTGTAGACCCTCTGAGTGAATTTTTTCTGTGTAAAAAGAGCTTTGAATACTTTGTAAATAATTATAGTTATTATCTAGATGCAAAAAATAAAAAAGTATCTGCTTTCAAACTATTCCCATTTCAAAAAGATTTAATTGTCCCAAATTTCCTTAAAGAACAATTTGTAATATTTAGAAAATCAAGGCAGGTTGGTGCATCAGTGTTATCTGGCCAATATGCTCTTTGGCTAGCAAATTTTAATATTGCACAGGATGTTCTTATAGTTTCAAAGACCAGAGTTGATGCTCAAGATTTTAAATCAAAAGCTATGGTTACTTATGAAAGACTTCCTAATTTCTTAAAGACAAAGCCTACAAGAGACGGTCAAAATATGACTACTCTTAAACTAATGAATAAATCAAGGATAATAACTAGAGCACAAGCTCCTGACGCTGGTAGAGGTGGAAGTTGGGCATTAGTAATATTAGACGAAGCTGCATTTATGCCATATGCAGATGAGATATGGAGCTCTGTATATCCTGCTCTATCTAATACAGAAGGACAATGTTTTGTAATATCTACATCAAACGGTGTTGGGAATTTTTATCATAGAACTTGGATTGGCGCTGAAAATGGCGAGAATGATTTTTATCCAATATATATTCCATGGTGGAAATTTCCAGGTAGAGATAATCCATGGCTTCCTAAGCTGGAAGAAGGTGATACTAATTGGATAGAAAGCCAATTAGAAAAAGAATATATAGATAGCGTAAAAGGAAAAGTAGAAACAAGAGTAAATAAAATAAATAACTCGCAGGTTAGGGAAGATGTCTATTTAGATGAACTAGTAAAGAAGTTTATAGAAGTAGAGCAGGAAAGGCAATTATCCTTTGAGGGAAATAAAGAGGATAAGCCATGGTTGAAGCGCCAAAAGGATAATGCCGATTCACAAAGGAAATTCTCACAAGAAATACTGGCTGAATTCTTAGGCTCTGGTAATACCGTAGTATCAAGTAAGATATTGAAGGCTCTTGAAGAGAAAGAAGAAGATCCTATACGAAAAGATTTTCTATATGAGGATGATGACGCTATAAAGGGCTTATGGATATTTGAAGAGCCAAAAGAGTCTATAAATTATACTATAACTATAGACGTTGCTTCTGGAGCTGGAAACGATCATAGTACTATGCAAGTATTTAGAGATGATAATTTAAAACAGGTAGCAGAATATAAAAGACAACTAGATACCAAAACTTTTGCTTATTATATTAAGAAAGTTGCTAGATTTTATAATACTGCTTTTGTTGTTATAGAGACAAATCAGGGACAATCGGTATTTAACGATGTGTTTTTACACGAAACGGATCCCTATATGAATACATACTATGAGCTAAAGAAAAAAACATATAGAGGCCTTCATACTGGTCCTGTAAATAAAAAACTTATGATTGATGAGTTTTTATATTCCATGGAGAACAATGTTATAAAAATAGTTGGTAAAAGAACTATAGATGAATTAAAAGTCTACATTTGGCACAACGGAAAGCCTGAAGCTAGTAGAGGATATAACGATGACTTAGTGTTGCCCATAATGTTTCTAGCGTACTTAATTAAATATGGTGGCAGAAATATTAAGCCATTAGGTTTTGCTACTAGTGATCAAATATTAGGCGACTCGGAAGGTATAGAAGACATAAAAACTGAATTTGAATATATTAGAGAAGAGTCAATGGTTAAAGAAAGAATTGAAAATGATTTTGGTGTTGATTTCGAAACATATCAATGGCTGACTCAAGATTGACAATTATTTTAACTTTGGTCTCAAGATAATTAAAACATTTTAATTGAAAGGGAGAAAGACATGAACTTACATGAATTTTTTGAAGAATTAGATTACTCTCTCAATGAAGAGACTGCAGAATATATAGACAATTTAAAAGAAGTTGACTTAAAACTTCTAATTAAAAGAGTATATGAAAACAATGATCTTGTTAGAAATGAGCTAAACAGACAGGTCAAAGCAACAAAATACAGAGATCTTCAAGAGGTTATATCTAATCTAAACAGAGACGAAACAGCAAAATTTATTTACTGGTTAAGCGAAAACGTATTTGGCAGCAACCAAACAATAGAAGAAGAAATAGAAAAAATACTAGTTAAATAAGGTAGCAAAATTGTGGAGGATGTTGTTAGGTTAAAAGATATTGATATACCCTTTGTTGTGTCTACTAAAGTACCATTATCAGGTATACTTAAATCAGTAAAGTCATATTTGCAAACAGAAATATCAAAGAAAATAAAAAAGAATGAATATCTAGGTAGAGCATTGACTATAAAATTTACTGATGAGGATATTGAGCTAGAAGATATAGAATTTACAACAAAGTCCCATTTTGTAAAGAAAGTATACGAAAGGCCACTTAGGGCGCCAACAACTAGTTTTCAGTATGGAGAATTTAATAGTGATACTAAGAAAGAGATAATAGATAATATATTTAGGAGATAATATGAGAAAAAATTCCAAGAAGAAAGGGAATAGGGGTGAAAATCAATTAGTAAAAATATTATGTGAGAAATTTGGAGATGGAGAATTTAAACGGACTCCATCATCTGGTGCTTATACAGGTGGACTGAATAGAGCGAAATCTGAGAATCTTCCATGGGAAGCAAAAATAACTTTAGCATCAGATGTTATAACACCAGCTAATTTTAACTTTACAATAGAGCATAAATTCTATGAGTCCATTGATTTTTGGCACTTATTTTCTGATAAGTCAAAATGGAATGAGTGGATTAACCAAGCAGAGGATGATGCTACTTTTATAAATAAAGAACCATTAGTGGTTATAAAATATAATAGACATGAGCGAATAGTTTTAATTAGATCGCCATATCTTCTTTCAGAATTGAAAAGATTAGAGGTTGATATTAATATACCTTTATTCTGGAAACCTGCTAATAGAGGATATGGTTATGCTGTTGTTTGGCTATCAGATTTATTAGAGTTGCCACGAGAATTTTGGTTTTCAGGAGTTAATTAATAATGGATTATAATGACAACAGAGAAAGAGATATATTAAAAAAAGCCGAAACTATACAAAAATATTTTAATAAGATTAATATTAGCAGAACTGATGACTTACATAGTTATGAGACTAATAGAAAAGAAGATATGTATACGGCTTTTGGTAGCCAGAAAACCTCATTAGAGGGCTTTACATCTGTAGATCAAAGTCGTATTCAACGCTATAGAGAATATGAGCAAATGGCCTATGTACCAGAACTAAATGCTGGACTAGAGCTATACGCGGATGATGCATCGCTTTACAATGATGAAAATAGAGTACTAGAAGTTACCTCTGAAAATCAAGATGTAGTTGATACACTAGAAGATTTATGGTTTAGCTCTTTAGATTTAAATGCCAATCTATGGCACATAGTATACAATACATGTAAATATGGCGAAGCATTTTATGAAATTATCCCAGACAGTTTTAAAAACCCAAAGAAAGTAAAATTCATTAGATACATTCCTCCTCGTTATATAGCCAGACAGGAGGAAGATGGAAATCTACTTGGTTTCTTGATTAAAACACCTGATAATACTTCTGGTGGTGGAGCAACAGCATATTCTATGGCTGGTGGTGGAGAAGAGATCTTTCTTAAGCCATGGCAGATAGTGCACTTTAAGCTAGACGATAAAGAATTTGAGCCATATGGCAAATCAGTAGTAGAAAATGGCAGATTATCATTTAAACAAATGAAACTAATTGAAGATGCTATGTTAATATATAGAATATCAAGAGCGCCAGAGAGAAGAGTCTTTAATATTCCAGTTGGCCAGCTTCCATACAGAGAAGCTATGCAAAAGGTAGAAGACTTTAAGCAGAAATATCGTAAAACTCCATGGATAGATCCGACGTGTACATCACTTGACACAGAAATACCATTATTAAATGGTGAAGTTAAAAGCTTAAGAGAACTTATAGAAGATTATGATTCTGGTAAAAAGAATTGGGTATATTCAATTGACAGAGACAACGGGAATCAAGTCGTTCCAGGTGAGATATTATGGGCAGGAGTTACCAGGAAAAATACAAAAGTACTAAAAATAACATTAGACGACGGACAGACATTTAAATTTACACCAGATCATAAATTTCTTATGAGAGATGGTAGTTACAAAGAAGCTCAATACCTTGAAGAAGGTGATTCAATAATGCCCTTGTATTCTAAAAAGACTAAGAAAGGATATAAATCGGTTTACAATCCAAAAAGTGGTAAATATTATCCTAGATACATGATGTCAGCTAGATATACAAATGATAATCTTTGGAATTCTGACTGGAAGAAAAGTTTAAATGAAGAAGAGTATAATAGAATTGTCGAAGGAATACAGATCGATGATGTAATAGATGGAGCTATTCAGTTTAACACTAGAAAACAAGTAGCAGAATATTTAAACTGCAATCCCGGAGTTATATTGAACAGACTTTATGAAAACGGATATTCTAATTGGCAAGAATTTTATAGAGATGTTAATGGTTTAGAAAATAAAGAAGATTATATTAGAAGTGCAGTGGAATCTTCTAATAATCCTAAGGAATTAAAAACGATTATTGGTTGTAGTTTACCCACTGCTTATAAGTATTTTGATCAATATAAAAGTGAACCAGTAAATCATAAAATAGTTTCTATTGGAGAAGATGAAGAAGCTATAGACACTGGAACATTAACTATAAATCATTATCATAATTTTGCTATAGGTAGACAAGACTCTGGAGTATTCGTTAAAAATTCTGGAGAAATAAACTATAAAGCTAATCCATTATCAATAAATGATGATTTTTTCTTGCCACAGAGACCTGATGGTACTGGAGTAAAAATAGATTATATGCAGGGTGGTCAGCAATTAGGCGAAATAGACGATGCTAGATATTTTAAAGAAAAAATACTTAGAACAATGAGAATTCCTCTTTCCTATCTAACTGGAGAAATGCAAGGAGATGTTGCAAGAACTTCTTTAGCGACAATGGATGTTAGATTTGCAAAGACAATAGAAAGAATCCAAAAGATGATAATTAAAGGATTAGAAAAGGTATCAATAATAGAATTAGCATTTAAGAGATTTAGAATAGATGATATGTATGATTTTCAATTAAAATTAACTACTCCATCTAAGATCTATGAGATGCAAGAATTAGAAACTTTAACCCAAAAATTAAATGTAATACAAACAGCAATGGGATTAGCTGATGATAACGGAAAACCATATTTGCCAAGAGAATGGCTATATAAGTATATTAACAATTTTTCAGAAAAAGAAATATCAGATATTAAATTAATGCAACAAACAGAAATGATAGAAAAACAAGAAGATGCAAGAAGGTTAGAATTAATGCAGCAACAAGGCGCTGAGCCAGGGGAAGCCGGTGGTGGTGAAATGCCTGGCGGTGGCCCTGGTCTTGCCGAGGTGCCAATAGGTGAGCCTGGTGGAGCCGAAGGACTTGGTGGCGAAGAAGCCGGTGGCGAAGAAGCCGGTGGTGAAGCTGAAGGTGGAGGCGAAGAAGGTACTCCTGTAGCAGCAGCTAGCGGTGGAGGAGCAGCAGTGGATGTTGCAAGTAAGATACTAAATATCGCAGGGAACGATTTTCTCCTAGAAAATGAAGATAGTATCCGAGAAGTCATCAATTTTGTAAAACAACAGGGAGAAACTCACAAGATAACTAAAGATAATAACAAATATAATAGGCGTAAGAAAAGAATTTATGAGAATGGTTTTAATCAGCTATTCGTAAGAGGTGAATTCAGAGGATTAATAAGGCGCCGAAAAAAAGAAAATAATGTTCTTAAAGACTAATAGGAGGACAACTCATGGATTTTAAATATAGTCAGATAGCCCAATTGACTGAATTCAGTAATGAAAAGTTAGTTGATATTATTAAAACTAAATTAGCTGAATCGGAAAATGTAGCAGGCGCTCTCGTATTTGACGACAAATTAATTGTCCTTGATGAAGAGACTGAGAAGCTTTATTCTGTTTCTTATAATATAGAAAATAGAGCTCTTAATCTAGAAAACTGGGAAGAAATAAACGTTATCCCAGATGACAAATCAAGGTTAGAAGAATTAGCAGAAATTTATTTCGATCCAACTAGTGATGTAGAAATTAGAAATAAAGATCTAGTTGAATCATTCAAATTAAGGTATTCTGATGAGCCGTTTAGAAGACTCATTAACAAAGCTTCTATGGGAAAAAGATCTATAGAAGAATCAAATTCTAAAATCAAAGCTTTAAAAGAGTTAAGAAAGGTAAGGGAAGAATTTAACGACGAAATTACTGAGTTAATGGAAGACGATAAAATAAAAGCATTAGCAAATTCAGTAAATGAAAACTCACCTACACAACATACTATTACAAAAATCAATTTCAAACATCCTATCTCGGTTTCTCTTTTCGAGGAAAACTCTGATAGAATAATTAATCTTAGCGAAAAGAAAAAGAAAAAGATTAATGCTGGTAATGTAAGAAAGAAGGTTAGAAACCTTTGGACTTCCGAATCTTTTAAAGAAGACTTGAAAGCAACAGCTAAAAAGCTAGATGAAAGTGATGAAGAGGTAAAGGTACTAGAATCTTTCTTCAATAATCACAGTGAAATTTTAGTACTAGAGGAAAATGAAATAGAAGATTTGATACTAAAAACATCACTGATGATTGGTGAATCTAAAAATTCTGAGCAACTAACTCAACTAGTAAGAGATTACTATAATCTTGAAGAGATTCAAGAAGCAAGACAGAGCTACATCTCTAGAAATATGTTAACTGAAGGCGAAGGCGAAGGCGAAGGAGATGCTGGTGAAGAAGATTTTGACTTTGATGAATTAGGTGATGAAGAAGAAAAAGAAGGTGAAGAGAAACCAAAGAAAGCCTCCAAGAAAGACAAAGAAACTTCTATTGATGAAGATTCTATAAATAAAATTATTAAAGTATTAAATGAAATAAGAGAAAAATTAGAAGAAGATTCAACCCAAAGAAAGTTTGTTGATGGTTTTATACAATCATTAGAAGATGCTAAAGTTGGCTCTATTTCAGAAGGTAAATTAAAGGGAATTATAGACTTTTTATCTTCTGTTTATCAAGATGCCAAGACTTCTAAAGAAGAGGAAAAATAATATGGATCCTAACTTCAAAAGCACACTAAATGAATTACTTGAATTGGCTGGACTGCCCATTAATGAGCAAGAAGGTGAAGAGAAAGAAGAAGAGGGTGAAGTAGATACAGAAGTAGAACTAGACAAGAAAGAAACGGACAAACTTTCAAAAGAAGAAGAAACAGATGAAGAATTAATAGACAGTTGGGATGTATCGATAGACTCGGTTGGAACAATAAAAGTTGAATTTCATGAGTCTGAAGTTACTGTTACATTTAAGAATAAAGAAAGTGAAACAGTAGATATTCCTAATAATCTAAAAAAAGATGTAGATAAAATAAGTAAACTTTTTAATAAGATTTTATCTTATGTAGAGAGGGTTAGCTAATGTCTAATCAAATAATACAGGAATTTCAAGATTTCCAATATCAAGTACTAAATGAAGATAATGGAAATGGGAAGAAAACAACTAAATTAAAAGGTCTTTTACAACATGCTGGAATTCCTAATGGAAATAAAAGAGTATATCCCAGACCTATCTTAGAAAGAGAAATTTCTAAGAATAATGAAAAAATAAGAAATCGCCAAATGCTAGGTGAGTTAGATCATCCAGCCGAAGGCAAGATACACTTAGATAAGGTATCACACTGTGTCACTGAATTGAATATGGAATCGGATGGAAAAGTCAACGGAGTAGTTGAAGTTTTCGATGGTACCGATGATGATGGTGGCACTCCTCAAGGTAGAATACTTGGCTCCTTAATAAGGAGGGGGGTTAGATTGGGAATATCATCTAGAGGTTTTGGTTCTGTTAAAAAGAATGGTGAAATTAGCGAAGTACAAGATGACTTTAAATTGATCACATTCGACATAGTATCAGATCCCTCAACTCCTGATGCTTATCCTTCTGCTGTCTATGAACATAATGAAGCAGATGGTTGGATTAAGGAAGAGGATGACAAAAAAAATATCGCAGAAGTTTTAAGCGAAACTTTAGAAAATTAGGAGGTTGCTTCAATGCCTAATATATTAGCTAATATCGAGCTAGATGAAAAACAGGTAAAAGAATTCAATAAAGAATTGAATAACTGGAAAGCTAAACAGCGCAAACAACTTGAAGAAGAAGTTAAGTCCGAGATCAAGACTAGATATGATGTAAAACTCAGAGAGATCAAGGAAGAAAAAGAAAACTTCAAGAGACAGCAAGAAAATCTCGTTGAAGAGATTAAAGAAAAAATGCAGAAAGTAATGGTAAAGAGATTTACCGGTGCTATCAAAGAAATGTATGACGAACTCAAGGTAGAAGCTAGGAAAGACGTTATGAACGATCCTAGAATCACAGCTCTTGAGGAAGTTAAAAATGTAGTTTACCCTCTAATGGATGAAACTGTTACTAAGGGCTACGTAGATGAACTATCTAATGCTCTTAAGATGGTAGAATCTAAAGAAGAGGAAAATGATAAGCTTAAGGCACAAATTAAGCTTAAAGAAATTACTGCTAACTTATCACCTAGTGTGGCGGAAGCAGTAGAAACTTTTATTGGAGAAGCTGAAACCGAAGAAGAGGTTGTAGAAAAATACGCTAGATTAAAGAATTTAGTTGGCGAAGGTAAAAATAAAAAGAAAAAACCCGAACCAGAAGAAAAAGATGATGACGAAGAAGATGTAGACCTTGATTTCGATGACGATGAAATCGAAGACGATGAAGAAGATGAAGACGATGAAGAAGTCAACGAAGAAGGCGACGGTGATGCATCTTATGATGATGAAGACAAATATGACAAGAAGAAAAAGAAAAGAAAAAAAGAAGAAGAAGAAGAATCAATGGATGAAGAGCTAGAAATTAACCCTAGCTTCCATTATAACAAAAACGAAAAGAAGTCCAATGAAGATGAATATGCCAAAGAGCTTAACGAGATGTTAAAGCTAGCCGGTGTAAACATTGAGGATTAATTACTCATAGGAGGAAACTAAATGCTTTTTGATTATAATAAATTGCAAAAAGAACAAAAAGGCCAGATTCTTGGTAAGTGGAAACCATTCCTTAAAGGAATCAATGATGACCACTTGAAAGAAAGTACGGCTATGTTGCTTGAGAACCAAGCACAATATCTCTTAGAAGAACCACAGACCCAAGGTGGGGATGTAGTTGGTATACAGAAAATTTTGCTACCGATCGTAAGAAGGGTTTTCCCGAACCTCAATGGGGTCCTCTTAACGTAAGTTAGGAGTAAACTTTCGGTGAATTGCTGGGAAGCTTTCAAAAAGAAATGTTAAATACATTTCAGAGCTAATCAGCAGCCAAGATTGCCAAAGTTATATAAATGTAGGCAATAAGGTTCAGAGACTAGATGGTGAGGATATAACGACCAATAATCCATCCACGAGTGCCGAACATCCTATCTATTAGGATGAAGATATAGTCCGACCTTACGGGATGATAAACCGTAAGAACTAAGAGATAAAGAGCTCTTAGGATAACATAAGCGTTGCGAACAACCTAGTTTCAGTTCAGCCGCTTGCTGGACCGACTGGAGTTATTTTCTATCTAAAATACCAATTTGCTTCTTCGAAATCTGAAACCGCTGCTGGTACCGAGTACAGTATGTATTCAGAAAATCCAAGTGATGAACTTGCGAACCAGGGTTACAACCCTTACTACTCTAGCGATGATGTTAGAGAAACTGATATTACCGTTAACAACGGTGGTGGTAGCTCCGCATCTAGCTTTACTTATAATATTGATACAGACTGGGCAGATGGAATTAACGGCTCCAACTGGACAGATTCAACTAACCCATTACTTAAGAGAGTAAGATTGAGATTTAAGGCTTACGATGGATCTGGAAATAGCTCATCTTTCTTAATTCAATATGATGGCAGATCTGGTAAGAATGCATGGCAGATCAAAGAAACTGACAGAAGCGGTTCTGGTGTTCCATTATTTGGCGATGCAGCAGGAGCTGTATTTGGCGATTTAAGTGCAGGCGATGCTGGCTATACATCTAAAGATGGAGTTCTATCAACTGCTAGCGTAAGTTTTGATGATAGTTCAAAAGAAATCACATTTACTCCTACCGATGCGGACAGTGCTCTTGGTACTGGGCCAACAGTAGAAGGAATGGAAGCATTCTATACTTACAAACAAGAAGGAACTGAAAACATTCCTGATATGTCAATCTCTATCAGCCAGTATCCAATAACAGTTAAGAGCAGAAAGCTCAAAGCTACCTGGACAAACGAGGCTGAACAAGACCTCAAAGCTTATCACGGCTTAAATGCTGACGCTGAGCTAACAGCACTTGTTTCTAATGAAATGATTGCTGAAATCGACAGGGAAATCGTAAGGACAGTTATGGACATAGTTCCGATGACTTCTTTTAGATATGTTGATTGGGGAGCTGATACTACTAACAATACTTCAGGAAACTACTTAGATAGACATAGACACCTAACACAAACCTTTGCTGAGCTAAGCAATGAAATCTATAGAAAATCTAAGATCGGTCCAGCTAACTGGATCATTACTTCACCTAAGCTCGCATCCTATCTAGAAACTCTAGAGGGATTCGTTGCTGCACCGGCAGCTACTCAAGGTGGATTAGGAATCGTTAAAGCTGGTGATTTCCGTGGAAATTACACAGTTTATAAAGATCCTCTTTTCCCACCAAATAAGGCTGTTATGGGTCACAAATCACCTGCATCTCCTTTCGGAGCTGGAGTGGTTTACGCACCTTTCGTAACTCAGGTAACACCTACCTTGTACGGTCCTAACGACTTTACACCTAGAAAGGGATTCCTCGCTAGATATGGTCTTGTGCAGGTCCCACTCGGGGATTTACTCTATGGTATGGTAAGCGTATCTGATTTACCAGGTTCTGAATAAATCGATATAATATAATAAGTTATACAGGGCAGTCATTAATGGCTGCCCTTTTTTTGTGTAAAGTTATTTTTATAAAGTCACTTGTTTCGCTCCGTAAATGATAAGATAATAGCATATTTGATATAAAGGAAGAAAAATGAGCAAGATTATTAGGATATGGGCTTCTGAATTAGAGGAAAGAGCAGAGCAGGTATTAGAGCAATTAGATATAGTATAATTTTATTAGCCGGTGACTTATCACCGGCTTTTTTGTGCGCTAAATATCAAGATAATAGCATAAATTATAACTAGGAGAATCCAATGAAGTTAGAAGAGGTTCTTATGTCCAGTGGTATGTATAAAAAAATGAAAGACGTATTTCTGGGAATGGTATTAAATAAAAATAAAATTCCAAATTTTAAAGAAGTATTAAACAAATTGAAAGAAGAATATCCATCTATAAAAACCAACTTAGAAACAGACTTAAAAGGATATCGAGATTTTAAAAGAGAAAACAGAAAAAGTAAGTTAAAACAATACGAAGATCTTTATAAAAAGTTGGTTAAAGACTACAAGGAAAGAACTTTATATTAATGAAGATAAAAAAAGATCTTCACAAAAGACACAAAAGTATTGACAGCTTCACAAAGATAAATCTGTAAGGAACACTTACAAGAAGATGACAGGTAGCTTATTAGGTAAAGTGATGACGCTTATGTTTCCCTTTGAGGGCGCCTTATTTTGGAAACTAGTCATAGAAAGCTGGATCATTCCCAGTTCCTGTAAAGTTCTCTTGTAAGATAGTTTCTTTCAACTAATCCTTACGAATTATGGAGGCGCGATGAAGTTCGTAATTTAAACCTTTTACCGTCGTTGACGGAAATATTCTTCTCGACGGGAGGTGAAATTGGAAAGTTATTCTTTAAGAGGGCAGCGTATGCTGCCCTTTCTTGCGCATAATTATTTTTATAAAAACAATGAAAAAAATTGAATATTGCACACATACAGATTGTATAGCTCATCCTCAAAATCCAAATAGTTCACCCGCTCAAAGAATAATACTTAGAGTTGAGGATACCGATATAGAAGTAGAGATATCTTTTCCATGCTTAATATGTGATAAAGCTAAAAAAGTAGATATGAAAGAAGCATTAAAAAAAGCTTTTGTAAAAAATAACCTAAAAGATTCTAAAGCTTCGACTAGTATTTAATATGTATATATGGAACATATCTTAACCGATAAAGAAAAAATTGATTCATGGATTGATTTAGTAGAATATAACGAGTTATATCACCCTCCATTTAATTTTAGACAAACAGTACAAAATATATTAAACTCAATGAATATTAAATTCACTAATACTGGTAGCGTAATAATGGGCGCCCCTCCATTAGTAGTTATTAACGAGGTTGAGGGAGTCAAAAAACTATTTGGCAAGATGACTGACCAAGAATTAGCACCAACTGTAGTTAGTATGTTAGTTGGAATAATACATTTTACTGATATAAGAACGTGTTATTGCGGTTGGTTAAAAATAATTGAAATTTTTAATAGCAGATTTAACTATTCTATACCTAAAAAAATTATTCCGCGTTATATTAGCGAAGATACATTTAATATCACAAAAGAATTTTCGTGATAGTGGTATAATATGAATATGGAGGACATAATGGACAAAGAAAACTATGTTAGCAATTCCTTTCAAGGCAAGATTCAAGTATCATTAGCTAATATTTCAAGAAGCTCAGAGGATAAATTTTCTATAGTAAGTATGGAGTATATTCCTCAAACTTTCAAATGTGAACTTTGTGGACACAGCCCATGTCTTTATGCTTTTAATGTTAAAAATCAAGAAACTGATAAGACAATTAAAGTCGGAAGTGAATGTGTTAATCATTTTAGGGGTGAATGTGATATAGATATTGCAGAAGGATTGAAGAAAAGAATTAAATCCGTCACTAGAAAAATGAAAAGATACTTGAAAAAGTATATGGATAAAGAAGATTATAAATCTATGAGCAAAGAAAGAAAAAGAGAGATTACTGTAGAATTATTTATGAGATTTCAAAATAAAGAAATTCTTCGCAATGAAAACCAGAAAAAATCAAGACTTACAAAAGAAGATGTAGAAGCGGTACTAAGAAATAATTTACATTAAGTCGTTTGGCTTTCTAGCAGTATTCCCTGTTTTCATACACTCTGCATAATGTTTCAATTTTCCGTCTTGAAAACGTGATTTCATTTTTATAGTACCGCCCCAACGGGAGATAATTTCCTGAGCTCCATCTCTTCTAGCATTTTTGCTTATGCTACGTGCCATTAAAAATCCTCCAAAAATAAGATTTAGATTCTTATCTTTGCTAAGTGAACTAATCACCCGCTAAAGACGGGCCGCTAAAGACGGGCGATCTTCCTGCTTCATTGTCCAAACTTGCTTCTAATGAATTAGAACCAGAGGTTTTAGACTCCACAGGCTTAACATCGGACTCTCCCAGCCCTAATTCTCTTAATCCATATATTATCTTACATGTTTTTTGTGAAAAAATTAAAAA